TGGAAGATGCTTGGCAACGGCCCCGATCAGACAGCCCCCGGAGCCGCTGCGCAGGGCTGCGGCGACTGTGTCTGGGCCTCGGCCGATCACGAGACGATGCTCGCTCTGACCGACGCAGGGCAGTCTCCAGCCGACGTTGCGGCGCTGTTCGACGGCTCGACTGCAGTGGCCGACTACGCCGAGTTCACGGGCTATGACCCGCAGAACGGCGAAGGCGACAACGGCACGGAAATCCGCGAAGCGCTCAAGCAGCGAGCGAGCACTGGCATCCGCGACCTGAAGGGCAACCGGCACAAGGTCGGTCTCTACGTCTCGGTCGATCCGCAGAACACGGCGGAGCTTCTAGCGGCCACCTACTGGTTTGAGGCCGTCACGCTCGGCGTGACCGTCACCCAGGCCAACGAGGAGGCGTTCTCCAAGGCCGAAGGGAGCGGCGCGACCGCCGTCTGGACGCACTCGCGCTCAGAGGAATTGGGCGGGCACTGCATCCCGATCGTGGGCCGGCCGGACGAAGAGCACTTCGCCGCTCTGACCTGGGCGCGACGCATCTTTCTGACGCCGAGCTTTATCGCCGATCAGGTTCAGGAGGCGTGGGCCTACCTCTCGCCTGAGCGGATCTCGAAGGTCACGGGCAAGAGCTATGAGGGTGCCTCGGAGACTGTGCTCGAGGAATACCTCTCGCTGGTCAAGGGCTAGCCGCTTCACGGAGCGAAGGCGTCCGGAAGGGCGCTGTCCAAGGCCGGGCAGCGCCCGAGCCGACCCAAAGAGGAGGTACCGCTTGTATCTGGGCACTAGCCACCACACTCGCTGTCCTGTCGTTTGGGACGGTGCATACGCAGGAGATGACATCGGACGCTGCTCCGGCGGCGAAATCATCTAGTCATCGCTGCATCCCCTGTGATCGAGCGTGGGCTCGACATCACAGACCGAAGTTCCGGATGACGGCGTTCGAGGTCTGTGATGCCAACATGGAGAGTGGAGCGCCAGAAGATCCCTACGACCCTTCGCACATCGACTGGCGGATGGAATCGGGCGGCTATGAAGGTGCGTTCTCCTGGCTGCCTTCGACGTGGCAACGTCAGCGGTTTCCGGGGTATCCGTCGAGAGCGGTTGACGCTAGCCCTGAACAGCAGACGCTTGTGTTTCGCCGCTACAAAAACGTTGGCGAATGGCCGACGATGGCTCGTTGCTAGTCGAAGTTCACAAGCGCTCGTAGCTCAACTGGATAGAGCACCGGCCTTCTAAGCCGGGGGTTGCTGGTTCGAGTCCAGCCGAACGCTCTCAGATCGTCAACGCAGCGGAGACGTCCTGCAAAAGAACCCGAGCGCGGCAGCAGCATGTCGCGTGGACTGCGCCGATCTGAATATGGCTGTCCGTGGCCGAGAAGTGCACGGACTGGCGCCCTCCTGACCTTCCACGGTTGGGGCCGACACGAGCCGCATCTACCTTCGGGTGGGTGCGGCTTTCGTCGTTTAAGGGCCATTCCCTCGCACCCTTCCACATGCTCAGTTGGCCGGAACGACCGACCGGACTGCGGTCCTACGGACGCCACGGAAACCGACTGAGCGACATGAGGTCAAGCGCTTTACAACCTCGCACTTTGGGAGTAGTTTGCTCCGTTGGCTGCTCGACCAGTTGGGCCGAGGGCCAGAGGAAGGAGACTCCCAGGGGAAATGACCGGGGTGGATGACCGGAAGGCGTGGGGATCACCGAGGCGTACCACGGATGCTGACAGGTGGGACGCTCAGACCCAGTACGACCTGGGCGTCATGATCCTTGGCTACCTCTCTCGTCATCGCGCTCCGGCGGATTCTGTGTACGCCGTCGACGTGGCTGACTGGGGTCGGCGTCTTCTAGACGCCGGCGAAGAGGACCTTGGGGCTGTAGCGCAACGTCATGTCCGAGAAGCGCCCCAAGTGACCGCAACACGTCCTCGAGAGAGCCAAGCCGATCCTCGATTCGATCGAGCTGGTCTCGGAGATCGGGCGCGCTCAACGCGCCCATGAGGTCCGGCGACGGCTTGTCCGCGCTCGGCTGGTGGTACAGATCGGCCACGGTGCAGTGGAGCGCCTTTGCGATGTGCTCGAGCGTGTCGTCGCTGGGACGATGCGCTCCCCGCTCCCACTTCGATACCTGAGTGCCGTTCGACTTGCCGGGCAGTTGTTCGGCAAGAGCATCCTGAGTTAGACCCGCCGCCTCGCGGTACTCGCGTATGCGCGCGCCCAAGCGCACCACGTGCTCCGCAGCCATGAGAGCGAATCTACGGCGTGCCAGTGCGCTTGTCGTGGCAAAGTTTCTAGATAGGGGTTGACTAGTCGCCATTTAGCCACTATAGTCGGCGGCAGATGACTAGTCAAACGAATAGCCACCTCGCAGCTACCGTGGCTCGGAACATCCGCACAGCGCGCGATTCGGCTGCGCTGACGCAGCGCGCTCTGGCCGAGCAGGTCGGAGTGGACTCCATGGTCATCAGCAAGTGGGAGCGAGCTAACCACAGGCCAAGTCACGAGAACATGATCCGTCTCGCTGAGGCTCTGGACCGATCTGTCGCATGGTTCTACACCGAGCATCGGGCGGCGGCGTGATTTTGTCTACCGCTGATCTCAAGCGCTTTGAGAGCTACGTGCTGCGTCGCGGCGAGGATGAATGTTGGCCTTGGACCGGATGCTCGTATCCGGACGGATACGGCGCGTTCTGGCTTGTTGATCAGAACAAGCGTGCGCATCGAGTCGCCGCAACGTGGTGTTCACGCCCCGGCTGCTTTGAGCACTTCCACCCGCGCGACGGTGAAGCACGAGGGTCGCTACCCGATGGTTGGGGACTCGTTCGAGACGACGGCGAAAAGATCCGCGCTGTCGCGGCTGGGGAGCGCTCACCTCGGCTGCTGCCCGTTTGCTCGGAGCACGCGGAGCACGCAAAGTGAGCCTTCCCGTCTACGCAGCCCTGATCGGAATCCCGGTCTGGATCTTGGCCCTGCTTTTCGCCATCGGCTGTGCCGCGAAGGACGGCGACGAGCAGGAGACGAGCGCGGCTGACGCGCGACGCCGCGTTCGTGAGCGAGCCCGTCGACTTGAAGGTCCTCGCCGTGACTGTCACACCCTCCGCCGGCACGGTGGTCGAGTTGGGGTTCTGGCTAGGAGGGGGCATCGATGAGGACGTGGACACTCGTCCAGGACGAGACTTACTCGCCGCCCCTGATCTGCGCAGTCGTTCGCCCCTCCCTGTTGCTCGGCCCTCGGCTAGGCCACGAAAGCAAGAAGGGCCACCCGACGGAGGTCATCGAGCTAGAGCCGGTGCTGGACTTGCTGATGGAGGCCGCCATCTCCGCGTGTACATGTTCCGAGTGCAAAAAGCACGAGGCCACGATTGACGATCTTCTGCAATCCCATGGCCGTCTCGCCAGGGCCGGAAGGCTGGAGTCGTGAGCGCCCCCTTCAACAATGCCCAGGCCCTCGCCGACGGCTGGGGAGACGCCCCACTCACATGCACTGAATGCGGAGCCACGATCTGGACCGACACCGAACGGTTCCAGAGAACCGCTCACGGTCCGCGATGCAGTGACTGCTCGTTTGTCGAAGAGGTCGACCCGCGAATCGTTGCGATGTACCAGGAGCTCGCGGCGTGAAGTTCCGCAAGCTCACCAAGCTCTTGAGTGAGGCCGACGTCGCTTCAGCTCAGCACCCTCGCACCGGCCGACTGCTGCTCATGGCCGGAGCCGTCGGCCTCTCACCTGACTACTCACGTACAAGAAGCGCGGGCACCGTTGTAGCGGCCCCGCGCGTGATCAGAACCGCAGGAGGTTCCGATGCCAGAGAACGGTAACAACGCAGTCGGCGTGCGCCCGTCGAAAGCCGAAGTCGACGCGGTCGAGCGCATCCTCGCCGAGGCGTGCGACGGGACTGCCCCTGACGGCTACTGGCGGCACACGGCTGAAGACGCGTTGGAAGCTGCCAAGGCTGCTCAGCAGGCTGAGGTCGACACGTTCGTCTCGATCGTCGGACCGGCGTTTGATCGGGCGCTTGAGGGACGGACGGTGGTCGCGTGAGCGCCGTTGACGAGACAGTGGAGGCTACGGCCGTTGAGGTTGAGCCGCCACGCCAAGACATCGTCCGGCGCACGGAGCCGAGCCTGAGCGTCACGCCTCAGATCGGTGCAGCCGACCTCGTTGAGCGGCTGGACATGATCGAGCAGGCGATGCACAGGGCCATGAAGCGCGATGTGGACTACGGCGTTGTGCCCGGCACCGACAAGCCCACGCTGTTCAAGCCGGGCGCAGAGAAGCTCGGCGTGCTTTTTCAGCTCGACGTGCAGATCGATAATGCCAAGACGTGGGGCGACGGCGATCACCTGACAGTCGTCTCACGTGCGACGGCGTTCCATGCACCCACGGGTGCGCGGCTTGGCTACGGCGAGGGGCTCTGTACGACGCGCGAGAAGAAGTACGCCAAACGCAAGCAGGAGCGCGTCTGTCCCGAGTGCGGAGAAGCCGCAGTGATCAAGGGCAAGGAGGAGTACGGCGGCGGCTGGCTCTGCTGGGCCAAGAAGGGTGGCTGCAACGCGAAGTGGGCAGACGGAGCTGACGAGATCGAGCGCCAACCGCAAGGCGAAGTCGACAACCCCGACTTGCCCGACGTGTGGAACACGGTCATCAAGATGGCCGAGAAGCGCGCCCGGGTGGACTGCATCCTCGCAGTGACCGGGGCGTCGGCGCTGTTCACACAGGACATGGACGATCAGGTAGAGCGCGCTCCACAGACAACTACAGCGTCGGGCAGCAGCTCACGCGTGAGTGCCGCGAAGCCACAGAAAACCGAACGTGTCGCCACTGCCAAGCAGCGCGGTCTCATCAACGTCAAGGCCTCGGAGGCGGGGCTCACGCAGAACGACTTGGCGAACGTAGTCAAACTCGCCACTGGCGGCGAGCCCCACGACTTCGAGTCCGAGGAGGCTGCGGCGACGTGGCTCAAGCGCAACCTCGATCGCCTGCCTGAGCGTCTTGTGGATGCCGTGCTCAACGGAATCACTGAGGCGGCGTCGTGACCGTCGCCGACCTGGAGATCCCGACTCGGCTTCCCGTCGATCACTTCTCGGCTTCGAGCATCGGCACGTACCTGAAGTGCCCTGAGAGCTGGCGACGCAAGTACATTGAGCGGGAATACGACCGGCCTAGCGGTGCGATGGTTCTGGGCTCGTCTGTTGGTGCAGCCGAGAATCACGCCGACCAGCTCGTCATCGACGGTGAGGAGCGGCCCAGCACGGACGACGTGCTCGACCTTTTTACCGACGAGTTCGACGACCGCACCGAGCGTGAGGAGGTCGCTTGGGCCGGCGAAACGCCGGGCGAAGCGAAGGACACCGGAATCGCCGCAGTGAAGGCCTATGAGCGCCTAGTCGTCCCGACTATCAAGCCCGTATCGGTCGAGCGCGAATTCTGGCTGAACTTCGACGGCGTTGAGTGGGGCTTCCAGGGCTTCTTTGATCTCGAGCAAGAGGACGACACGCTTGCCGACCGCAAGGTGATTGGCAAGAAGCTCGGGCAGGCCGACGCCGACGGTGACATTCAGCCGACGTCCTACTTCCTCGCTCGCCGCTCCGAGGGCAACCCAGCGAAGCGTTTCGACTTCCACACGATGGTCAAGACGAAGCAGCCTTACGCGGAAGTCGTGAAGACCGAGCGCACTGACGCTCAGCTCGATCACTTCGTCGACCGGCTCTACAGGATCTCGGCCGAGATCCTGTGGCGACTCGAAACGGATAACTGGGCAGGCGCTGCACCGCGCTCGTGGTGGTGCACACAGAAGTACTGCGGTTTCTGGGGCTCGTGTCCGATGGGTGGGGCGCGATGACTCTCTCAAATCCCGCCGCCGTGCAAGAGCGTCTCGAAGCGATCGAGGCCGACCTGGCCATTGCCCAGAACGAGTTGGAGGACGTGGCGATGGAGCACTTCACCGCGAAGCGCAACAAGGAGAAGGCCCGTGCCACTCGTTTCATCGAGGCCAACGACGGTGAACGCTCGGTAGCGGAACGGACTGCGATAGCCGAGCGCGACACAGCGCTTGACGGAGTCGAGGCTGAGGCTCGCTACGAAGCGTTGCGCTCGAAGGTGCGCGTACTTGACACCAGGGCTGCGATTGGGATGTCGATCCTGAGAGCGCAATCGAGGGCTGGCGCATGAGCCTCAATCCCCAAGCACGCCACGGAGCCGAGTCGCTGTCTCATCAGGCGAAGAAAGGGGTGCTCCCAGTTGAGCGCTCGGCGAAGCGCGAGAAGTCACCGTCTCGCCTTCGCCGAGCAACCGAGCTGAAGCGCGGCGCCGGGCCCAAACGGTCTGCGCTCAGGTCTCGGAGCAAATCGATCAGCCCGGCAACCGCCGAGCAGAAAGCGAAGGTCGACGGCCGCGCCTGCATCGCAGCAGACCTTGGCCCGTGCCTGGGCGACGTCGATCCCGCCCATTTGATTGACCGTTCCCTGGCCCCGTCGATGGGTGATGACGTACGAGCAGTCGTGCCCCTCTGCCGCCGCCACCACAACGAGTACGACGAACACAAGCTCGACCTGTCGACAGTGCTCGAGCCTCGGTTGCGCGAAGAGGCCGCGTGGGCTGTTGAAGCGCTCGGTCTCTTCGGCGCCCTTCGGCGCATCACCGGCAAGCACTGGCAGCCCGTTGGCGCTGACCTCCCTCAACCACAAGGAGACCCGTCGTGATCCAGATCAAGCGTTGGACGGATGGAAAAGTGTTGTACACGGCCGAGGGCGCAGCCGATGTAAAGGCGGCCCTCGAAGAGGCAGTGAAGGCGAAAGCCGACCTGCGCTACGCCGACCTGGGCTACGCCGACCTGCGCTACGCCGACCTGCGCTACGCCGACCTGCGCTACGCCGACCTGCGCTACGCCGACCTGCGCTACGCCGACCTGCGCTACGCCGACCTGCGCTACGCCGACCTGCGCTACGCCGACCTGCGCTCCGCCGACCTGCGCTACGCCAACCTGGGCTACGCCGACCTGGGCTACGCCGACCTGCGCTCCGCCGACCTGCGCTCCGCCGACCTGCGCTACGCCGACCTGGACTACAGCCACCCACTTTGGGCCTTCTGGACGGACTTCGTCGCAGTCCTCGACCGGGTACCAGCCGAGGCCGCCGGTCTGCGGGCGGCGATTGCAGAGGGCAACATAGACGGCTCCGTCTACGAGGGCGCGTGCGCGTGTCTCGTGGGCACGATCGCAAACGTTCGGCACGTCTCGTTCGACGAACTCGACATAGGCACTGACGCCTCGCGCCCGGCAGAGCAGTGGTTCATGCCGATTCGCAAAGGCGATGTTCCGATCGATGATCCAAAGCAGGCAAAGAGCGAGGGTGTCTTCCGAGCGAGCGTTGCGTTGCAGTGGCTCGACGAATGGGTTGAGCTGCGCAAGGGCGTTGCACAAGCGCTGGTGGCCGGGACGGCCTGATGCACTACCCGCGCCCCTTGAGCATCCACCGCGCCGACGTCCAACGGCTCCTCATCCGAGCGGGCTGGACGCGACACGCCGACGGCAGCCTCTCCAGAGCAGGAGTCGTCTGGCGCAACGTCGGCAACCGGCGCGACAGCATCCTGCGCTTGTTCGAGGGCCACCCAGACTTCGTCGTCGAGTTCTCACCTGAAATCCCAGCCTCGGTTATCGCAGCTGCCTGTATTGCGGCTGCTGAGTTCTATGGGCGACGGGCGGTGGCGGCGTAATGGCCTACGAGACCACGACAGTTCCCGTAGAGCGCTCACAGGGCGAGATCCGCAAGTTGCTGATCAAAGCTCAGATCGGTCAGCTCGCGTTTGGTGAGGACCGCGACGAGACAGGTCAGCGCTGGGCCGCTGTGACCTTCCGCCACACCGTCTACGCCGTCCGCATCCGCGTCCCACTGAAGGTCGTCGACGAGCGTGCGGTAGGCGCGAAGTACGTGCGCGCTCGCAGCAAGTCGCGCGACGAAGTGCGAGACCTTCTCTACGAGCAGCAGGAACGTCGGATCTGGCGCGTGATGGCCTGGAACCTCAAGGCGCGGATGGTTGCCGTCGAGGAGGAGATAGAGACCTTCGAGCAGGCCTTCTTGCCGCACCTGCTCAACCCTGACACGGGCCGCACGATCTACGAGCAGCTTGCCGAGGACGGCCGCGTTGAGCTTCCTGCGCCGCTGCTCGCGCTTCCCGCCCCTGAAGACGCCGAGGTCATCCGATGATGCCTCCCGTACAGAGCCGAGCTGAACTTGTCCCCGGCCAGCGCGTGATTCGCGCGAGCGCTCGAATACGGTCTGCGGACGTACTCGGCACAGTGCTCGAGCAGAGCGATGGACTAGTGCGCATCGGCTTCGAGGACAAGACGGATCGATGGGTGGCACCGTCGCTCTTTCGCCCACTCGGCGAGCTCCGCGCCGAGGCCGATGAGGGCGTCCTCGCCGAGTGGATGTCCGATGTCTGCGATCACCCAGAGGCGGTCGCCTGATGCCCCGCCCAGCCCCCAACCGCCCTCTCACCCAGCGTGACCACGCACTGATCAAAGCCCTACGAGAGGCAGTAGAGGAGGGCGTGCCGGTGGCTGAAGCTGCGGTGATCGCCGACACGCGATTCCTACGCCGAGTCTTCAGCCGCATACGCGAACACGGCTTCGTGATCGGTGAACAGCACGAGCGCTACTTCATCGTCATCGACCCTGAGCGAACCGTCAGTAACTCGCCGGAGCAGCTCGCCAAGCCGTCCTCCCCCGACGGTCGAGCGGCGGACCTGTCACCGGCCTCGGCCGGGGTTCCGCGTAAGGCTCGGGTGCTCCCAGGCGACGCAGGGCTCATAACCCGAGCGTCTGCTGACGGTTCGCTGAGTGCCGAGGGCAGGCTTTTCGAGCTGCCGGCGAGGAAGCACTTCGAGGAGGCGGCGTAGATGCCCTCCCGCAAGCCCCTCACGAAGCGCCAGCGCGAAGCTCTGCGTCTGATCTTCGTCTGCGAAAGCAGCGGCGACGGGTGGGCTATCGTCAGCACGGACGCGACAGCGAAGATCGACGGCCAGGCGTGGATTCACTGGCGCACAGTTCTCGCGGTTCATCGGCGCGGCCTTGTCGAAGACGAGTACAACCTGTCGCCGGAAGAGTGGGACGAAGACGCGCGGGTCCGGCTGACGAGCGCTGGCAGGGAGGCTCTGGGTGCCTAACCCCAAGCCCCTCACCCCAAAACGTGACATCACAGCGCCCCTAGCTCAGATGCCAAGGCGCGCCGATAGGAGCGGTCTGGACCCAGGTGGCTCCGCACAAGAGCACCCGTCTTTCAAGCGGGAGGACCCGGCAGTGGCAAGCCGGGGGGCGCTGTGATGTCACGAACCAAGCCCCTCACCCCCGAGATGGTGCGCGACTGGATCGCAACGCGGCTGTTTGATCTGAGCGCCCGTCTGTTCGCCGCTGCTGAGAGCCTGCGCACCAAGGGACCGACGTGTGCCGACTGCGAGCTTGGGGAGATCGTGGACGGCCGTTGCGCGGTCTGCGATGAGCGCAACGCTCGGGACCGCGAAATGGGCCGAGCGGAAGAAGCTGCCGCGCACAAGGCGTGGGCCGAGGCAGAGCAGGAGTTCGCGCATGGCTTCTAAGCCCTTGACACCAGAGATGGTGCGCATCCTGCGGGCTGCGCGGGATGGGCGGCTGGGATTCGACGCTCAGCGTCGACGGTGGTACATAGACGACGAACTTGGGCCATTCCCCGCCGAGCTAAGTGCCTTGGTCCCACGCTTCGTTGTAGTCTTTGACGGAGGCCCAGCTTTGTCCGCATACGGCCGCGAAGCCCTCCAAGACATCGAAGCGCAGGAGGGGTCGTGATGCGCTGGATCGTCGTGCGCCACCTTCCGCAAGACGGCACCCTCCAGACCGACTGCGCGATAGTCACCGCTGACGAGGCCGCCAGAGCTGCAGAGGAGGGCGCTAGAGCGCTGATCGCGGAAGCCCCGCTCGAGGTCGGAGACTCACTCGACGAAGTAGTTGCGGTGATCGCAGTCGACGAGCGGCGAGCTCCCGAGTGGTTCCGATTCGACCTCAACGCCGAACGGTGCGAGCTGCAGTGCTGCGGTGGTGCACCGACGGACGACGGCCATAGTGGCTACTGCGAACTTCACGAGGACGGCAAGACGCCGTCCTCCACAGACATGGATGTCGAGGAGCGAGAGACGATGGCGTAGATGCCGTGGGTCAGGCTCGACGACAGCTTCTACTCGCACCCGAAGGTGGTCAGCGCGGGCGCCGAGGCAGTCGGTCTCTACGTGATGGCGCTCACCTACGCCTCGCACCATTTGACCGACGGTCACGTGCCGGCGGCATGGGTCCGCGAGAAGGTGGGCGCGAAGACGCGCAAGCTCACAGCTGCACTCGTCGAGCACAGCTTGTGGTCGGAGAACGGCACCGGCTGGGTCATTCACGACTACCTCGAGTACAACCCCTCACGCGAGAGCATCGAGGACAAACGGCGCAAGGACGCTGCACGGAAGTCGGGTGGATCGTGACGGGACTCCGCACGGATTCCAAACGGAGCAAACGTGGATGCCTCGCGTACGCGTACGAGCGCCTACGCGCGCACGCATCGCGCGGTCCCGAGCCCATACCCGGAATACAGCTCTCCACGTCCCTTCACTGCGCTTGCCTAGCTCTAGATCTCCCACCTGTTGTCGCGCGAGCGGTGGGAACCGAATCATGAGCGCCCTGGAGTTCAACTTCCGTCGGCAGCCTGAACGCGAGCAGTGGTCAGGCCGATGGGTGCGAGGGATCGAGCTTGAGGATCAGCGCATCAGTGAGCGAGCCGCGAAGCAACGCAAGAACAACAAGCAAGCGAGTCGACGTGCGATCGAGATCCATCGTCATCCGTCAGGCCGCTTGCTCGCCGCTTGGACGCCGGTCCAAGCTGCACTCCGCGCGGAGCTGGACGAGTCCGTATTCAACATGTGGATTGCCCACCTCCATCCCCACTCGCTCGTCGGGGGCGTGTGGACGCTCGCGGCTCCCCGCATTGCCGCAAGCTGGATCGAGGACCGCTTTGGCCGCGTCGTTGAGGCGTGCGCCGGGCGACCGTGCGTCTACGTCATCTGCGGTGGTGCGGCGTGAGCCACATGATCTACCGCCCGGAGGTGATCGATCGCGCCAAGAAGCTCGCGGCGAGCGGATGGAATCCGTCGGAGATTCAGCGACTGCTCGAGCGGGAGCTCGGCGAGCGCCCAACCCGCGACACGATCAAGTGCTGGATAGATCCTGAGTTCGCCAAGCGCAGGTTCGCTCGCAAGGCTGCGTCGATGCGCCGGGCCTACCGCCCGCGTCCGCGACGGATTTCGCCAGATCTTCAGACCGAGCGCATGCTCGCACTGCGTGAGCGCGGGCTCAGCTTTGGCGCGATAGCGATCGTCAGCGAGGTGCTCTGGGACGCGCCGATTGCTGCTGAGCGGGTGCGCTATCGACTGCAGCGCCGGAAGGCGGCTGGGTGATGACTGCCACCGCAACGCGGCCCCCTCGCCGTCGGACTGCCAGTCGCCTGCCGGCCTCTGCCCGCCCGGATGTTGGAGGATGGCAGTCGATGAAGTTCTCGCAGGCGATCGAGCTGTACGTCAAGGACATGCGGCGCTACGGCCGGATCAACTCCGATCGCACGGAGGACAGCTATCGCCACCGGCTCTACAAGCACGGCGAGGACATCGGCAATCGTGACCCGCGAACGGTCGGTCGCAACGACATCAAGCGCACGCTCTCGCGCTGGGAGGCAGCCAACACTCAACGCAACGCCCACGCGATCCTGATCAGCTTCTACGACTGGTCGATGGAGGAGGGCCTGCGAAAAGATAACCCGGCTCGGCAGGTGCGCAAGGCGAAGAAGCGCGAGACCTCGGTATACCGACTGACCAAGAGCGAGGTCGTTTCCCTGATCGACGCATGCCAAACCCAGCGCGAGCGGCGCGTGATCGTGCTCGGCGTCTGCGAGGGCGTGCGCAACCAAGAGATGCGTGGCCTTCGCGGCGAGCACTTCCAGCGACCTGGCTTCGTCTGGGTCAGTCCCGATATCGGGAAGGGCAAACGCGAACGCTGGCTCCCGGTCATTCCCGAGGCGCAGGAGGTTGTCGATGAGATCTGCGCGGAGGTCGACCTCGACGACTTCATCTTGCCGGCACGGCGCCCGAGCAACCCGCCGTGGAATACGCGGTGGAAGGAGTACCCAGCCAAGCCCTCGAGCCCACAGTCGATCTGGCGACTCGTCGGCGATGTGGCTGCTCGGGCGGGCATCGCCGCGCACATCCACCCGCACCTTCTGCGCCATGCCTACGGCGATCACGTCGCCAAGTACGCCGGTCTTCGTGCCGCCCAGGCACTCCTCGGCCACGCATCCGTCGACACCACAGCATCGACCTACGTCGACAAGCCGGGGCTCGACGAGCTCTCAGTCAGCGTCCACGGCTTCTCCTACCGTGGAGCTATGGACGGCTACCCCCGCGCAGAACACCCCGCAATCCCGCAATCCGACCCGACTGGACTCCAACCGGTGGATGCGTCCAAAGACGCTGTAGAGCCGAATCCAGACGGGAAGGTGGAGGGGGAGGGCAGCTAAATGCCCTACAAGGACCCCGCAAAGAAGCGCAAAGCGCAGCGTGAGTGGATCGCGCGCAGACGTGCCGAATGGCTTGAGGGTAAGTCCTGTGTGGACTGCGGCTCAACGGAGAACCTTGAGCTGGATCACGTCGACCCAGCCGAGAAGATCCACCACGCGATCTGGTCGTGGTCGAAGGTCCGGCGCGACGCTGAGATCGCCAAGTGCGTTCCTCGCTGCGCCGAGTGCCATCACGAGCGCCACGCGTCCGAACGTCGCAGCCACGGACATGGTGGCTACACGCGTGGCTGCCGCTGCGAGGTCTGCAAGGCGGCGAAGAGGCGAGGACGCGAATCGAACGCGCGTAAACGGCTTTGCAGGCCGCTGCCTAACCACTCGGCCACCTCGCCAGAGCAGGCATCCTACTCTCAGCTCGAACTCGGCGAGGCCGCCTGATGCGCTCGCTACTCATGGCACGGACCCAGGACGATGAGTCCGAGGGCGTCGTCGTCAACACCGACAATCCGCGTGTCGTCGTGCTCGAACTGCATGACGGCAAGACGCTGGCGCTCGACCCTGTCGAGTTGCGGTCCTCAATCGAGTCGAAGCGGGTCGCGGCATGATCGGCGTCCGACTCCAAGGGGGACCGTTCGACGGCGACCGTCAACAGATGGCCGATCTGCTTACGGGCGACCTGCCAGCGACGCTCTGGGTAGCGCGCCGCGCCGATGATCCCGAGTTCGTCGAATGGTTCGCCGACCCGGTTGACGGCGCCGAGGTCTACGGCCGCGATGAAGAAGACGAGCACGGCTGGCTCATCTACCTCTACACCGACGAAGACGCCGAGCGCCACCTGAAGGTCGTTGAGGCTGTCTCGGGAGCCGGCCAATGAGTGCCGACCAGCTCGAGCTCCCGATCGACGTCGAATTGCGACCGACGCCTGCGATGCGCAGCGGCAAGAGCCGGGTCGACCAATGCTCGTGGTGTGGAACGCTGGTCTGTGTCGATACTGCGCGCGCCGCGCTAGGCGCTTGTCCGGTATGTGGCTGCGAGAAGTGGTGGAAGCAGGACCGCGCTCCATTCGATCGCTCGCACTGGTCCGGGCCGTTCTACCACTGCCCGCCTGACGGCGAGAAGGCACGAGCGTGACCCAGCTCGCCCCCCAGTCCGAGGCGCAGTTCCAGAAGGCTGTGATCGGCTTCGCCCGACTGAACAACTGGCGCGTAGCCCACTTCCACGACAGCCGCCGTCAGGTAGGCGACAGGCTCGTAGGCGACAAGGACGCAGCTGGCTTTCCTGACCTCGTGCTTGCACGCAAAGGGCGTGTGATCTTCGCTGAGCTGAAGACGCAGATCGGCAAGCTCAAACGAGAGCAATGCGAGTGGCTGGCGGAGCTGGGCATTGGCGGCCACCTCGCCCCGCACTGCATGACCTTCCTCTGGCGCCCCAGTGACTGGGATGAGATTGCGGCGGTGCTGCGGTGAGCGTGATGAACCCGTACCTGCTGATGGAAGAGGCAGACCGCATGGCCAGGGCAGCCGCCGCACGTTCCTCAAAGGCGCAGGCGATGCTCAAGAACCTCTCGCAGCCGATGAGCCGCAAGGGGCGTGACCAGCTCCTAAGCGCGCTCAAAAGCAACCTGCAGGCGCTTGACGCCGATTTGAACCCGGCATGGCTCGTCCAGCACCGCCAGAGCGAGGCGATCGCGCACCCGCGTGTTCACCAGGCCCGTAAAGACGCTCCCCCAGAGGGCCTTGTCTGCAAAAAGTGCGGCCGGGAGTGCGCTCCGGAGGCGTTCTTCTTCGATGACGGGCAGGGCACCTACGGATACACCGAGCGGTGTGCAGAGTGCCGCCCGGCGCGGAAGAGAAAGCGATGACCGAGCGCCTCTGCGCCTGTCCCTGCAAACGCTCCCTGGAGGGGATGCGCAAGGACGCGCGCTGGTACTCCAGGGCCTGCGCCGTGCGCTGGAGCAGGGAAAACCCCGGCAGAAGTCTGAATGAGGCTCATAGTGCGAACAAAGCCCGAACACATACTGCCTCCGAACGTGGAGTGCAACTCTCGTACTACCGCGCGTTCAAATCGCTGACTGCGCACACCGATCTCGATGACTGTGCGATCGAGGCGCCACTAAGGGATGCGCTGCCGCCGGCACAGCTCAGCCTGAGCACAGGTAGAAGCGAACCGATCAAAGGAGGCAGCTTGACGGTGCTCGGGAAAATCGCTCTCTGCGTCGGGGTGGTCGTGGTCTGCGTCCTGCTCATGCTCGGCCTCGACGTCGCCCTGACGCTCCTCGTCCACGGGGAAATGTGCATCTCCTCGGCTGGGAAATGTCCGTGACTCCACACGCGATCAGAAAGGCGGTGGCACATGGCTGAGACGACGGAGGGCTACGACTCGACGATCGACACGCAGGAGCACCAGTACGCGGTCCAGGCGCAGCTGCTCCGCGTCGTGGACGGCCTGAAGGAGCGAGCGCGGGTTCACGACAAGAGCAAGCTTGAGCCGCCGGAGAAGGAAGTGTTCGACCGTGTCACACCTCAGCTGGCCGGCTTGACCTACGGCAGCGACGAGTACAAGGCGGCGCTCGCCGACATGGGGCCGGCACTGGATCACCATTACGCCCACAATTCGCACCACCCAGAGCACTTCAGCGAGGGCATCACCGGAATGTCGCTGCTCGACCTGATCGAGATGCTGTGTGACTGGAAGGCTGCAGGCGAACGTCACGACGACGGTGGCGACATCAATCGGAGTTTGAGCCTAAACCGTGGCCGCTTCGGAATATCTCCGCAGCTCGGCGACATCTTGGCTAACACGATCCGAGAGCTGTGGCCTGATGCCTGACTCCAACACCCACCACACGCAGTGGCAACACGATCACTCTTCGCCAGCACGCGTTTGGCAGAAGGGCACATACGAGATCGTGTGGGATCCGGCGGGAGAGACACCCGGCGCACCGGGCGGCTACTACCTCTGGGACGCGCATACGAAAGTCGGGATCTTCCCGTCGCTAGATGAGGCAAAGCGAGTCGCTGATGCCCGTTGACTCCAACACCCACCAGACGGAGCGCCGATGTCGCATCGCGTTCACTTCGCGCGAGCGGCCGATTTGCACATGCCGCGTCTCACCTCGGCGGTGTCCCGCTCATGCCGGGCCGGTCTGCACATGCCTAACGAATCAACGCGGCCGCTGTCCGCGACACAACGCACGAGGAGGCGCAGCATGACCGAACGTGTTGGCGGATCGTCCGGCCACGATGAATCACCGCGTTTCGCAGGTGGGACTGTAGAGAGGGCGCTAGCCGAGCAGGGGCACCTACCCGACGCGGAGCAGGCCGAGCGCGAATACAAGGAGACGCGCCAGCGGGTGATCGAGGGCCGGGCGTCGAGGGCTGAGGCGCAGGGGTTCATCGAGTTTCTCGAGGAGGCGATCCCGTGAGCGACCACCACACAGAGCGGCCCACGGCGTATCGGAAGAAGCCCGTTGAGATAGAGGCGATGCGCCTTGGCAGCGAGAACGCAGGAGCGGTGGTGCAGTGGATCAACGGCCACTACGTGGACGGCGACGTCGCGTCGATGCGAGGTGGTCCGGGCGGCGGTAGCAAAGGCGGCAGCGTTCTCATCAGGACGCTGGAGGGTGTGATGACTGCAGCCCCGGGCGACTGGGTGATCCGAGGTGTCCAGCACGAGTTCTACCCGTGCAAGGCAGAGATATTTGCTGCCACGTACGAAGCCGTCGGGCAACCCACGACTGAGGAGAGGCGATGAGGCGAACGGTCTTCAAGGTGTTCTGGACTCATCCGACGCTCGATGGCGAACGCTGCGGCGCAGACAGCGACTGGTCCGATCGAGAGAGCGCAGATCACGCAGCTCAGGTCATTCGTGACGCAGGCGGGCGTGATGTCGTGGTCAAGAGGTGGGACCGATGAGTGAGCATGACAGCACGGAGCGGAAGAAGAGAGAACGCTTCAAGTGCCCGAAGGGACGATGTGATCAGCAGCGGCCGTGCGCACATTTCTGTTGGTGGAACGCCTCGCCGCAGGCGGTCGCGCAGATGGCCGAGGTTCACCGCACTCGCCGTCCGGAGGCCCGTCATGTCTGACAGCACGAAGGGCCGAGCGCCCAAATATGCGTGGCGTCAGAACAAGGAACGGGAGGCCTCGCTGTTGCGGAAGGGGCCACGGCTAACGCCCGCAGAGCGGTTGGAACTGGAGTCGATCGAACGCTGGCTGAGGGATCACGACGAACCTACACCGAGGAGCGCACGATGACCGACAGCACGGAGCGCCAGCCGCTGACGGGAACACGCATCGCAGACGGTGCGATTCGCACCGATCAAACTCCTGGCACCTACGGCCGGGTGCAGCGCGACGGTGACTGGATCTGGATGGCGCGTACCCCAAACGGGCTGCTCGCAGACCTAGTTGAGCACGAGGTAATCGAGCACGCGGATGGCACGATCACCGTAAAGAATTCGGTGTGGTCGAGGGCGACGAGCACTGGCATGGCTATCTCGAATGCGGCGTTTGGAGGTGGGCTGTGAGCCGCGACGCCTATTTCAAGCCGGGGCTGTGCGTGCACGGCCTCGCTGGCGGCTGCCCCGACTGCGTGCCGACGTTCGCCGACAGCAACGACCCGCTCCAAGGCGCTCCCACAGCGTGGGTGCGCGAGAAGCGCGAAGAGGGATGGGTCGTCGTGCACCGCCAAAACGCCGATGGCACGCTCGGCTGCGCAACGTGGCACTTCACGCGCTGGGGCGCACGGCGCGCTGCGCGGCTGTTCGAGCGCACCGGCAAGACGCGAGGGTTCAAGCCGTGACTGACCACGACAAGACAGCAGTAGAAGCGGCGGCAGCCGTTCTTCGCCAGCGTCTGAGCGAGATCGAGTGGGGCTCCAAGAGTGTCTTCCGTGCAGCTCAGGACGCCTACAACAAAGCCCTCGCTGAGGCGGAGGCGAATTGCTGCCCCGACTGCGGAAGCACAGAGCAAGTAATCGTCCACGACAGCGACTGCCCCCGTGTGCTCGCTCGGCGACTTCCGGGAGACGAATAGATGGCCGACCAACGACAGGTTCAACCCGAACAGGGTATGTGCCCGCACTGCTGCGAGCCGGGCATTGCGAATATTCCCTGCAACTGCGAAGGCGCAAGACGGGCGCGACAGGTTCAACCCGTCAACCCATCGGGGGAGCGGGAGCTAATCGACACTTTGCGTCAAGCGCTTGGATTCGCGCGCTCGGCGCTCAGGTCGGGTGAGTATCACGCGGCGGATCACCCGATGCTCGTGGACGCGCTTGAGCGCGCCAAGCAGTTTCTCGCCGCCCCCGAGCAAGCACGAGGCTCCAGCTCCCTAGCAGTCGAACGCGAGGTGCAGGCGTGGCTGGAATGGACGCCGCCAGAGGTCCCTGACAAGCGCGAGGTGCACAGACACGGCTTCGATGCCGGAGTCGCTTTCGCCGCCCCCTCCACAGGAGCAGGGGAGGCCTTTGAAGACGCCGAGAGCGGTATTAAATGGAAGGTGCTTCAGTCCACAGGAGGGATGAGTCTTGATGAACTGACAGAGTTCATCACACAAGCGATCACGGCCCCAAATTCGCAATCACAAACCAAGCGCAAGTTTAGAAAGTACGCGCGCCGGGCTGCTTATGCATTGCGGGATGCGGGCCTGCTTCACGCACACGCAACAGGAGGGCCCGAGCGGGAGGCGCTGAGCGCTGCTGCGATCGAGCGCGCCTACGTTGAGGCGGGACGCCAGGGGCTAATCACATTTCCCGTTTCGGCCGAGTCTGAGCGCATTGACGCCAAGCGCGTTGAGGCCGTCGTTGCTGCCGCCCTCGCCTCTCAGGAGTCGAGCCAGTGAGCGAACACATCAAGCGATCGCTCGGCGGCAGTCTGCTCCTCCTAGCAACAGCCTCAGCCGTGCTCGTTGTTCACCTGCTCTATTCGACCGAAGAGTTCTCCGAAGTAGGGATCGTGGTGATCCTGAGCTTCGCTGTGATGTTGACGCCGGTTTGGATCGTTGTCGGGGCTTGCGTTGCCCTTGCTGCTCAGCTCCTAATCGGATGGGGTAGCCAATGAGATCAAGCTGCTGCCAAGCCGAGCTAAAGGTCTACTCCGCTGATGAGGGCACGTCGTCCTACACATGCTGGGAATGCGGGAAGCCTTGCGATGCTGCGCCGGGACGTGATACCGAACTTCACCGTCTGTACGTAGCTCTAGAGGATTGCCACAAGTGGCTCACACGGGCTATACCGAATGTCACAGATCCCAAGCGTAAGAAACTGTTCAATACGGCAGCGAAACGAGCGGCAGTGGTTCTGGCGTCCAACTCTCCTACGGGAGATGAGCAGTGAGCGATCTAGCTGCAGCCCTCCAGATAGCCATTCGCGTACACGCGGCGCAGACTGACAAGGCGGGTGCGCCATACCTTTGGCACATCGCTCGAGTCGTCGAAGCGGTGAGCGATGAGGCCAAGGTCGTAGCGGCGCTTCACGACGCCGTAGAGGACGCTCAGGACCGGGACGCCGCTTGGACCTGGATCACTACGGCAGACCTGTCTTCCCGCGAGAACGACGCCCTGGATCTGCTGACACGCGTGAAGGGCGAGACGTACCGGGAGTACATCAGCGACCTCATCACGAATCCGCTCGCCCGCGAGGTCAAGCTAGCCGACCTCCGCGACAACCTCGGGCGCATCCCGCCCGAGCCGCTGTTTGCCGACGACTTTGCGTGCGTTCAATGGGGCGACAAGTGGGCCTCCCTCAAAGCCCGCTACGAGAAGGCAGTCGAAGTCCTCGAGGGAGGTGATGCCAGATGAGCGAAGCTAACGGCGAGGCGCTGATCCTGCTGATGAATCGACGAGGGCTACCTGCTGCTTACGCAAAGGTCGACGAGGCTGACCTGTCGATGCTGCGTCTTTATCGTTGGTGGCGCGATGGGCGTTACGTTGCCGGCAAGCGGCTTGATGGCACCGGGAACGTTGTCAGGATGCACCGTCTGCTATTGGGGCTAACCGAGACTCGCCAACAGGCAGATCACATCAACCGCGATCCGCTAGACAATCGGCGGCAAAACTTGCGCGAGGTTGACCAGGCGCAGAACAACCAAAACTGCGGTTTTGATCGCCGCAATAAATCTGGCTATCGCGGTGTCCATTGGTCGTCAAGCAAGCAACGATGGATCGCGACCTGTCGGCTAGAAGGCCAGAAATACACGTTGGGCCAGTTCACGGACCCGGCCGAGGCAGGCCGAGTCGCTGCTGCATTTCGCGCCCGACGCATGCCCTATTCGGAGGACGCATTGCAAACAGCATCCACGTAACGCGGAGAGCCGCCCCCTCTGCCCGAGTAGACGGCTCCCCGCCTCCAACGAACTAGCCCTCGTAGGCGTCGTGTCCAACTTACAACCAGTGGAGGACGCGACCACCGATGATCCACGAGATGAACCAACTGCTAGCTGAAATGCAACTTCTACCGCACGGGACCATCACCAACTACTCACCGACCGGAACCGCCGGTGCTGCAGACTCAAAGCTACCCACGGGCGAGTCACGTCCACCGCACCTCTATTGGGCAAGACGCTGGGAGCTCGCAGTCGCACGAGACGAAGAGACCGAGCAGCGAGAGGGAGCGAAGGTCACGAAGGCTCGCACGACAGTCCTCGAAGCCGCCCGAGCGGAACTGGAAGCATGGCGTCACCGCCCAGCAGACGCAAAGAGCTTCGCAGAGCCCGAGCAGAGCGAAGACGCCCGCATGATCTCAGAGGGCAAAGGCTGGCCTGTAGGGGACGTAGCGCAGAAGTTCCGCTGTACGCCTACCCGAGTGCGTCGGGTGCGGTTGAAGGCCGGCGTCTCTGTGACGAACGGGAAGGGCGCAACGCTTGCGACGGTAGACACCACCAACCAGCGAGAACACGCGCGAGAACTAGCCGAGAACGGCGCTACTGAGCGTCAGATCGAGTTCATCACGAAACTGCCGAAGACGACGGTGCGCCGGGTGCTTGGCCGCGCTGCATAAGCTGAAAGGACGACATGAGGGAATACGCCGTAATGGGAGATGTGGACGCTCGCGCTGTCGAGCAGCTTGCGCGCTGCGCCGAGGCAGGAGACGCATTCGGAGCAGCAATTTGCGCTGATGGGCATGTTGGCTACAGCCAGCCAATCGGTGGCGTCGTTGCTTACCGCGACAAGATCAGCCCATCGGGAGTCGGCTATGACATCGGCTGCGGCAACAAGGCGGTGAAGACGGACATCTGGTGCGGCACGATGCACCAGACCGAGATCGCCAAGATCATGGACGAGATCGTTCGGCGCATCAGCTTCGGGATGGGGCGCAACAATGACGAGCCGCTAGATCACCCCGTGCTCGACGACATTGCCGATGCGGCGTTCGTTCCTCAGCGCAAGCTCGCCCAACTCGCAGCCAACAGCCGCTTGACATTCCGCCGCAGGCTTGTGGTATAAAGCGGACCAAGCGCGCCTATTGCGCTGCCCGCAGGAGGTTCCCCGGAATGCAGCTAACTGACCGCATTCGCACACTGGCCTCCGAGTTCGGCGACGTAGACGCAGTGAGCCTGGACAGCGTTGAGCTACAGGACGCAATTGCGGTCGAGCGTGACGATGGCGTGTTCGTCGTGACGCCCTGCTGCGCTATGGACGTGAAGGCGACAGTGCGGATGAAGCCTGATCCGTCACAGATCGTTGTGAGCTTCGCAAAGGTCGTGTAGGGCAATGGAGGAGGTTCCAGTTTGCAACCGAATCTCCACGCAGCCTGTCGCTGCAAACGCTGTGAAGCAGGCGAAGCACACAAGCAGCTCTCAACCTCAGAGCTGAAGATGCTTGAAATCCTCGCCAAGCGTTACCCAAGTCCCAAGCCAGGACGCAGGCTGGCGCTCTACGACGAGCCGCAAGCCAAGAAGTCCGTCAAACGCTCTCAGGTTAGACAGCCTTGGGAGCCGGTGCGGAGGATTGCGGCGTGAGTGACCTCGCCGAGGTTCAGTCTCGTGCCCAATGGCTCTACTCAACGTTGAGTGCGTTTGCGTGGGACGGCTTGTCGTGGGATCAGGCACCTAACGACATTCGGCAGCTCTGGCGAGAACTGGCTCAAGAAGAACTTGACGCTGGCGCCACCGATGAAGCGCACGTTTTTGTCATAGACACCGCAAGCTCTAGCCGACAAAGCGGCGCAAACTGAGGAGGGGACGTGTTCTGGAAGCTGCTGCATCTCGCACTCAGATTGTCGGTCGGAGCAGTTCTGTGGATAGCGCTTCACGCTCTGGGCGTGTGAGCTACGGACATGATCCCAGCCACCATCCGTCGCAGAACAGCAGCCCGTCTCAGACGTATAGCCGAGAGGCTGTATCCAAGACCCGAGGTCGCTCGCAACGCGACTGACACCGAGCGCTTCGCCGCACGACTGCAGGTCCTTCTGTATGAGGGCAAGCTTTCAACCAATGACGCACGGCGACTTGCTTGGCAGATAGCACCCGTCGACGCTGACTGGATCTGCGACCTGTTGGAGCGCTCACTTGCGGTTGAGTATGAGCAAGCAGTCGCGGCACGGGCGGCGATGCAGTGAAGACGTGCCGTGTCTGTAAGCAGGACCGTGAGCTAGAAGGGTTTGCACGGGATAGCTCACGACCAGATGGACTAGCAAACGTCTGTCGTACCTGTGACAACCAGCGATCTAAACGGCGTTACGAAGCGAAGGTTGGGCGACCAACCAACGGGAAACAGCGAGCGGAGTGGAAGCGGCAGCGAACATGCGTCTACTGCAGCGCACAGTACATGCCCCATCATGTACGACAGAGGTTCTGCTCGCAACGCTGCGAGGCGTCGCGCCGACAGATATGGCCTGACGAAGCCACTCGCAAGGCAAGACGTTGTGCGGCTGAGCGAACGGCAGGCGGACTATCTAGGTATCGACGTCAGCAACTGCTGCACGGTTGGCAGCGAGCGGGAAGAGGTTGCATATTCTGCGATGGAGCCTGCGAGACGGTTGAGCACATTATTCCCGTCACGCGCGGCGGCACTAACTATGAGGGCAACCTAGCTCCGGCGTGTAGAGCCTGCAATGCGTCGAAGGGTGCGCTCTTGCTTATGGAGTGGCGTGTCTCTTCGCGACTGCGCCGACCAAGCGCAGCGGCTGGCGTGGGGGCCAAAACTTCGCAGCGTTTAGGTTACCGACCTGCGGGTTTTCGATTTCCCGCCGAGCCAGCTTTAAGCTCAGGCAACCCCAATGCCCGCTGACCCACGCGGCACGACCACAGAGCGCGGCTACGGGGCCTCTCATCTACGCGAGCGACGTAAGGTCGAGCGCGAAGTCAAGGCCGGGAACGCGTTCTGCTCGGAATGCGGAAGGTGGATCGCGCCGACTGCGAAGTGGCACCTGGCGCACGACCATCGCAACGGCGGATATGCCGGCGCAGCCCATGCGACCTGCAACATCCGTGAGCGCAACAAGCGTCATGCGCGCAAGCGTCGGCTTCGATCGAGGATGTGGTGATTTAGGCGGATGCTCGACAGCAACGGATTCGCCGAGCTGACCAAGCGTCAGCCATTCCTTTGGCATCTCATCTGGGAATCGGATGAGGCCAAGCGCGACTCGATCCTGAGCAACGGTCTCTGTCCTGGCGGCGAGTCTCGCTATGAAGGGCATTGGCGTTCGCGACCAGGCCATGTCTACATGGGCTCCGCACGAGCGGTTGAAACCAATGGCCGTCAGAGTCTCAAACACGACGCGCCAAAGCCGTGGGATCTCCTACGCATCGATGTCTCCCAGCTTGAGCCGCGATTGATTGATCCCGACGAGGACCACTTTATGACGCAGGAGTTGAAATCCGGCGTCAATGAGATCGCCGGTAAGCATGTCTGCCGCGTCTTCGGGTATCCGTTCGCGCCATCGGAGTGGATGGCGGAATGGGCGGCGTGGTTGAAAATTGGCCCGCTGCCGAGTCTCGGTGAATGGGCCGATCAGGTTGGCCTCGGTAAGCGCTCCGCCGAAACGCGCTACAGCGCGTCGCAGGGTTCCTTGAGCTACGCCGGGGTTGTGCCACCGTCCGCGTTGCAGCTGGTCGAGACAACGGTCCCGGTCTGTGGCTCCGCGTAATTCCGACCGCGGCCCGGTCGCCGCGGCGGTTGCCAAGGATCTCGCCGAGATTCGCAAACACGACGCGGACCTAGCCGACGGCGCACTTGCCGCCTCTGCCCTCGCACTCGCTTGCGAGATCGACGGCAGCGACAACTCCGCCACGTCCAAGAGCATGTGCGCCCGCGAGCTACGCGACACGATGGACCGTCTGTGGCAGTTGATGCCCGAGGAGGAGAATGCCGACGGCATCAACGATCTCGAGAAGCAGCGAGAACGGAGACGAGCTAAGCGGGCAGCAGCAGCCTCGAGTTAGCTGGGTTCCCCCATCTGTCGCCTCGACCGGCGAGGAAGCCATCGAGCTGGCCCGGATGACAGGCCTTGAACTCGACCCCTGGCAAGAGCTTGTTCTCGCCGGATCGCTTGGCGAAAAAGCGGACGGCAAATGGGCGGCACGCGAGGTTGGCTGCGTAGTCCCGCGTCAGAATGGCAAGAACTCAATTCTTGAGGCCCGCGAGCTCGCAGGTCTGTTCCTCCTCGGTGAGCGGCTGATAATCCACTCGGCCCACCAGTTCGATACCTCAGTCGAGCAGTTCCGCAGGCTGCTCTTCTTGGTCGAAGAGGACTCGCAGTTCAAGAAGCGCGTGGCGAAAATCTCCCGAGCGCACGGCGCGGAGGGGATCACGCTCAAGAACGGCCAGCGGATCACCTTCCGCACCCGGACGCGTGGTGGTGGACGCGGATTCTCCTGCGACTGCTTGGTGCTCGACGAGGCGATGATCCTGCCCGAGTCTGCGCACGGCGCTTTGATGCCGACGCTCTCCGCTCGGCCCAACCCGCAGATTTGGTACACGGGCTCAGCCGTCGACCAGGAGATCCACGAAGACGGCATCGTGTTTGCTCGTGTTCGTGAGCGCGGAACCGCAGGGAACGACCCCGGCTTGGCCTACTTCGAGTGGTCAGTCGAGGGCGATAGCCCCGAGGAAGTCGGCAAGGAACGTGCGACCGACCCAGAGGCGTGGGCTGAAGCGAACCCCGGCTTGGGCATTCGGATCTCAGCCGAGCACGTCGCGCTCGAGCAACGCTCGATGGACCCACGCACCTTCGCCGTCGAGCGTCTTGGAGTCGGCGACTGGCCGCAGACCGATGGCTTCGCCAAGAAGAAGATCCACCCGGAGGCCTGGGCGGGACTGACCGACTCAGACTCACGTCCCAAAGACCCAGTCTGCTTCTGCCTGGATGTCTCGCCCGACAGGGCTTGGGCGAGCATCGGTGTCGCCGGCAGACGCTCGGATGGTCTGGCGCACCTGGAGACAATCGACCGTGGAAGCCTGCGTGGTACGGGCTGGGTCGTTGAGCGTTGCGTCGAGCTGACCAAAAAGCACCGCAACGTAGGACTGGCCCTCGCCGCGAACGGTCCTGTCGCCTCGCTGCTCCCTGATTTGCAGAAGGCCGGTCTGACGCTTCAGACCGAGCCCGGCCGAGGAACGATCATCCTCGTCAACTCAGCAGAGGAAGCTCAAGCCTGCGGAGGCCTCTACGACGCGGTCGATCAGTCACTGCTTAGGCACCTGGGCACACCAGACCTACAAGCTGCCATCGCCGGAGCGGTAGCAAGACCACTCGGCGACCGCTGGGCGTGGAACCGCAAGGACTCAACGATCGACATCTCACCTTTGGTTGCGGTCACGCTGGCTTTGTGGGGACTTCAGACGTTCGCCAAGCCCGGCAAAGCACAGGTCGTAGACCTAAACGAGTTGGTCAATGAAATGCGAGAGGACGGAGAGGATCTGTCTGATCCCTTCGCGTGAGGAGGAGCGACATGAAAACGATCATTCGACGGCTCAGGAAGCATTTCCAGCAGCAGTACTTTGACGCCGACGCTACGCCCAAGGGCGTCCTCGTCACAGACGGGACTTTGTCACCGGCTGAATGGGCAGACATAAAGCGACAGTGGCTGGCGAGGTATCGGTGAGTACTTTGCCATCTGGCCGAGAGTATGAGCAGAAGGCGCTGGCCGCAGTAGAAGAGGGAACGATCAACTGCGAACAGTGGGCGCGTGACTTCGTCCTCAGCGAAGCGCGCGGCGCCATTCAACGCGCTTCTGATCGCGCATTCTTTACGACGCTCGCTCGCAAGTGAGCACCACCCTAGAGCTAGTCGGCTTCACCGCGATCACAGCGGCTGCCTACGAATGGTCCGGCCGACCGCTCGCTTTCTTCGTTAGCGGCTGTCTACTTTGGTTCATTGCTCAGGGCACGGAGGGCATAAAGCCTGTGAAGGACACGCGAGCGGCTGCGTTGCGCCTGTTCGCTCGACGGAAGGCCAAACGCGCGGCAAGGGCCTCCGCAAAGCAATAGCGGAGGTGCTGCATGTCTTTGACGCGACGGGCGCTCGCAGGGCTTGAGAGCCGATCGGCCGGCGAATGGGGAAACTCCGTTCCGCCGACCAACGCGGAAGCTGGCGGCTTCGCTTCGGCTGCGGGTATCCCCGTCAGTCAGGAATCGGCGCTCCAGATTGCGGCGGTCTATGGTTGCGTCGGGCTGCTGTCGAGTTCGGTGGCCACACTGCCGTTGCGCTTGATGGACAACAAGGTCATCAAGAACGCGAACGAGCTGTCCGACTCACCGCTCATCACCGAACCGTACTCGGAGATCAGCCTCCTCGATTGGGTGGTGCAGTTCGTCGCCTCACTTGCGTTGAGGGGCGAGTATTTCGGCCAGATCATCAGTCGCGACAAGAAGCTCTTTGCGACGCAGATCAAGCCAATCCCCGCTGACAACGCCTCAGTCAGACGCACGACTGGCGGGACGCTCGAATACAAGTTCTTCAACAAGACGGTCCCGATCAAAGATGTCTTCCACGTCAGGATGCTGTCCCTCCCGGGGATGCTCAGGGGAGTCAACCCGATCGAGTACCTGCGGCTCACGCTTGGACTCTCGCTAGCGCAAACCGGCTACGGCGCAAGCTACTTCCGTAACTCCGCCAACCCGCAAGGCGTCATCGAAGTTCCCGGCGAACTGGACCCCACCGAGGCCAAGAAGATGGCCCGCTCATGGTTGGCGGCTCATCAAGGAATCAACCAGGCCAACCTACCGGCGGTTCTGACCGACGGCTCCAAATTCAATCCCATCACGATCACGCCAGAGGACTCGCAGTTCCTTGAGAGCCGGGGCTTCTCGGCCGGTGAGATTAGCGGCATGATCTATCGCGTCCCGCCGCACATGATCGGGTTGGTTGACCGCTCAACGTCTTGGGGCACGGGCGTTGAGCAGCAGGAGATGGGTTACACCCGCAACACTTTGCAGGACTACATCGGTCGCTTGCAGTCATCGCTAACCGCGCTGCATCCTCCCGGGCAGTACGTGAACTTGGACCTCACCCAGCGGCTTCGTGGCGACACACTCCAGCGGGCCCAGGCTTCTTCGTTTGCCGTGCTTGGCGGGTTCTGGACGCCGAATGAGGCACGTGCTCACTTCGACATGCCCTCGCGTCCCGACGGCGACGAACTCAACTCGCCGATCAATACCGAGCTACTGCGTGCCGCACTGGCGCAGGCCGAACAGCTCGAAAAGGAAGCCAAGCTGCCGGCCCAATCTCCCGCGTCGTCCAACGGCCAAGGCGACCCGGACCTCATCGCCGCACCTGCCCACTAAAGGAGGCAGCGTATGCCCGCAGTTGACCAGATGGGGCGCGTGCCCAGCTCAGAGTGCTCGATCCGTAGAGAGATAGGAGAACTCGCTCGCGGGGACGGTAGCCATGACAAGGCCCGCAGGGATCTAATCGTCAGGGCCGTCGAGTCCAAACAGCCCGGCATGATTCCCGACAATTGGGCTCATGATGGCTCTCTGAGGGAGACGACGGGCGCCTGGTCGAGCGAGGAGGAACGCAGCACCTACAAAGACCTCCGCCAAGCGCTCGAATCGGCTATCAGCGACAAGCTCAACGACGGCGCCAGCGACGAGGACTACTGCTACGTCTGGGTCGCGGACTTCACCGATGAGTGGGTCGTCTACGAATACAAGGGCGACCTGTTTCAGTGCGACTACAGCGAAGCCGAGGACACGATCGTGCTCGCGGATCCGGTCAAAGTCCGCACTGTCACGAACTACGTCGAGACGAACGCTAAGAAGACGCGTACGGCAGCTTGGTCAGCGCGCGAAAGCCGGAAGGCCAAAGCGGAGCTGAGGGAGAAGACCTACGAGCGTCGCCATTGCACGCCGGGTCTTCAGGTGCGCGAAGCCCAGGACGGGAACCTACTTGCGATCGGCTGTGCTAGCACGACCGAACACGCCTACGAGGTGTTGGACTGGAGTGAGACAATCGTGCGTGGGGCGTTCAAGCGCACCCTGGCGGCAAATCCCGACGTGGTCTATCTGGCGAACCACGAAGGCATGACGCTGGCCCGTACGACGACGGAAAGCCTCGACCTCGAAGAGGACATGCGCGGGCTCCAGTATCAGGCTCGCCTGCAATCACACGATCCCGACGTTCTGGCCCTTCGCCCCAAGCTCGAACGCGGCGACATGAACGAAAGCTCCTTCGCCTTCCGTGTGAATGAGCAGGAATGGGACGCCGACTACCGCAACCGCAGCATCCTCGAGGTCAACCTGCACAAGGGCGATGTCTCGGTAGTCAACTTCGGTGCAAACGACACGACCTCAGCCGGGATGCGTGCCCTGCGAGGAGTCGGATTCGAGCACTTGTCCGGGGCGCTTCAGGAGCTTCGCGCGGGCAAAGCGCTTTCAGGCAGCAACGAACAGACGCTTGCCCGTGTGCTGGAGCTCGTCGCCGAAGCGGATGAATCGGTGGATGAGGCACAGCCACTTCTCGCACAGGTGCTCGGAGTCGCTAATCCCGAGGATGAGGATGAGGACAGCACGCCCACCCGGAGCGCCGCAATGCTCACGGACGCAGCACTGGAACTGGACGCCGATGAACTGATGCTCGAACAGCTGCGCGGTGCACGATGACCCCGACCATCGAGGCGCGCATTGACGAGCAGATGCCGGAGCAGCGCATAGCAGCGCTTGAGACCGAGCTGCGAGAAGTCCGCACCGGCCGGGTAGAGATCGTCCGCGAGCCACTGGTCTACGAACGCCATGACGGTCACAAGCCAAAGGGGGAGCGCCACTCCTACTTCGCCGACCGTGCGATGGCCGAGATCAACGGTGACGAGCGTGCAATGCAAAGGCTCCAGCGCCACGCCGCGCAGATGGACGTGGAGCTACCGCGACTACAGCGCAAGCAGGCTCCGCCGGACGTTGAAATGCGTGTCAACCCTAACCGGGTCGATGGCCAGGGCGGTTATTTCGCACCGCCGCTGTGGGCAAACGAATACTTCGCCACCGCGCCGAGGCCCAAGCGCGTACTCGCGCACATGATCCCGAACTTCGATCTGCCGCCGGGGGTTGCCGAAGTCAAGCTCCCACGCATCATCTCGGGCAACCGGGCCGATGACAAAGTCGACGGCGTCCCGAACGCCGGCAAAGACTTCACGGATGGTGTCGTGGAAGCGCCCGCGATGACCGTCGCGGGACAGTCAGATGTCTCACTCCAGGACCTGGAGCAGTCGCCACACTCGGCAGCCCTGGACTTCGTGCTCCTCAAGGATCTGTTGGAGTCCTACGACTTCCATGTCGAGGAAAACCTGTTCGTCGGAGAATCTGTCGGCAAACAGGAATTCGTCGGGATGCTCGACCTCTCGACAGGTGCTGGTGGTGTGAGCAAGGTCGAATACACCTCCGGCTCACCCACTGCTGTGGCGATGTACCTTGCGCTCGGCAAGGTCACCGCTCAACTCGGCGACGCCCGCAAAATCCAGCCGCAGGTCGTTCTCATGCGCACCGCCCGCTGGTCGTGGATCGGATCGGGTGAGGACAAAGAAGAACTGCCGCTGGCCGTGCCGGCGCACACTCCGCCCCCAGCAATCCCTTACCTCTTCGACGACAACGTGCCGACGCCGGTCTCGGCATACCTCGGCTGGCCGATCTACCTCTCGGACGCGATCCCGGCGAAACTCGGCGCTGGAGAAAACCAGGACGCGATCGTGGCTTGTCGGCCCTCGGACTCGATGTTGTTCGAGTCTCCGAAGCGCACGAGCGTCAAAAAGGAGGTGCTGAGTGGGACCCTCCAAGCGCGGATTGAGCTTCACGCCTACGCGGCTGCTCTCTTTCGTTACCCGACGGGGATAGCGACGCTGACCGGCACCGGCCTGATCGTCCAGGAAGGCTATTAGCGATGGCTGATTCCTCAAACCGCACCGACGACCAGGCCACGAGCAGCCCCGGCGGAGTCGAAGTCAACAAAGCGAGCATCGAAGTCCTGCCCGATAACCCGGAACGGCTCGGCTCCTACTGGAGCACTTCTTCGACAGCGACCTTCTCACTCGGACTTGGCGAGGCTGCGGTCGTAGGGCAGGGCATAGTCGTCAGTGCGACGTGTCCATGGAACGGCCTTATCGGCACGGTCGTCTGGAGCGGTTCGGTGTTCGCAATCGCCTCGGAAAAAGCCGAGCTTGCAGTCGTAGAGCTTTAGCGCAGCACCCCACGTTGGACCCCGTCCTTAGACGTTGGACCCCCTCCTGAACGGAGCGGGCACCGCCTCTCTGTGGCCGGGCACCGCCTGGAGCAATCAGTAACCCACTCCCTAAAAGGAGGCTCCCATGGCGGAGACCGCAACCATAGAGACTGAGACGGAGGAGCGCTCGATCCTTGAGCAGCTTCAGGAGCGGCGCTCGACGCTGCTCAAAGAGATGGCGGATGCCATCGAGGCACGCAAGAAGGAGCGCTCGGAGTTCGAGGGTCGCGCCGCTGAGGCGATCACCGACGAGGACCGCTCCAGTTACGAGACCGCTGGTGCCGCATACGTAGCGCAGCGCGACCAGCGCAAGGCGGAGATCGCCGAGCTCGATCAGCGCATCGACGAGGAGGAGTTGCTGGAACGTCGCAAAAACGACGCCCAGAAGGCCTCCATCGCCGATGTGCGCGTTGAAATCACCCACGAGGAGAAAACCTACGAGCGCGGCAACGGCCGCTCCTACTACCGCGACATGGCGGTCACGCATCTCCCCGGTGCTCGGGCGGAGCTGGGTGGCGAATCTGAGGCGCTTGAGCGTCTACAGAAACACGCGGCGGAGGTTCGTGTTGAGCTGCCGAAGATCGAGCAGCGCTACGAAGAGCGTCACGCGATGGGGGAGGTGGACCGGGCCGAGCGCTCGATTCGTCGCGAGCTATCGGGGCCACTCGGCATCCACGCGCGAGGCATCGAAGGAAACCCCTTCACCTCCTCGCCGGTTGAAAAACGAGTCAACCCCAACCGCCTCGACGGTCAGGGTGGGTTCTTCGTTCCGCCGCTGTGGCTGCCCGAGTTCATCAAGGCCCTTCGCGCGGGTCGTCCGACGGCAGACCTCTGCCGCCAGATGCCGCTTCCGCAGGGCACGGACTCGATCAACATGCCGAAGATCAAGACGCCGACGGAAGTCGCGGCACAGACGGCGGACTCTGCACCAGTTGCCGAACGAGACTGGACGGACGAAGCGGTCACCTCGAACGTCAAGACGCTGGCAGGCCAGTCCGACGTCGCGATTCAGCTCTTGGAGCAGTCGCCATACCACCTCGACGAGGTCATCACCGAAGACCTGATCGCTGACCTGAACCGCAAGGTCGACCGGGAAGTGATCGCGGCCCCGGGGACGAACACGGCAGCGCTGAATGCCGGCCTGATCCAGGGCCTCTATCCGGCCAAAAACTGGAACGCCAACACGGTGAACTGGGAAGAAGCGGCTCCGGACGCCAAGGCGTTCAACATGGCGATGGGCGCGGGAATCGCCCAGATCGCCGCGTCGCGTTTCAGCGTGCAGAACGTGCACGTCGTCACGCACCCACGTCGCTGGTACTGGATGTCCACACAGTTGGATGGCCTGGAAGGCAAGGCTGGACGTCCGATCGTCAACGCCGAGGGCTTCGGTCCGTTCAACCTCTCGGCTCTGGTCGATGGCGGGGAAGAGCCCGCCGAGGGTCTTGTCGGGCAGCTACCTTATGGCCCGCACGGCGTCTACGTGGATGCGAACATCCCGACGAAAGACACAGCCGGCGTTCCCGGTGCAGGCACGGCGGATGTTGCGATCATCGGCAAGTTCGACGACGCATGGCTGTTCGAGGGCGCGCTGAGGACTCGGGCGCTCTCGGAGGTGCTTTCGGGAACCCTGGAGATTCGCTTCCAGGCCTTCGAGTACTACGCCTTCCTGGTCCGCTACGGGCAGTCGCTGGCGATCGTCTCGGGCACGGGCTTCGCGCCCCCGGTCGGTACGGGCATCGGCACGTCGATCAAATACACCTCCTCGGTGTACGCGCCGGAAGTCTAAGCGGCAACGGCGGGGGGCTTCGGCCCTCCGCCTCCGTTCTCAGACCAAACCTCTCTGTAAGCCACATCAACGACGGCGGGAGCGCACGGCATCGAGTCCGTGTGGTGATCCCCCAAATCCTTCGCTCTGAAAGGGGCACAGAATGACTGATCTCATGGGCGGTCGTTGGCCGCAATACAACCCTCTCGACAAGATGTTCGGGTCGCTCTCCAGTGCGTCACAGGGGAACATCCCGGCCCGCAGCAATGCCTATTGGTTCGGCACGAGCACGCTTGTCGACCAAGCGACCGCTGCGACCAAAAAAGGCCTGTTCGTCGCGGTGCCCGTCGAATACGGCGACATCATCTCTCGCGTCTCGGTCCTGGTAGGAGCAACAGAAGGAGAAACGGGCGTCAAGTCCTTCGTAGCCCTCTACAGCGGCCCGCTGAAAGCCAAAGCGGAAGGCTTGCTGCTCGGTCAGAGCAAAGTCAAAGAAGTGGCGATCAAAAAATCCAAACCGCTGACGGAATCGCTGGAATCGAGCGTGATGATCACGCCGACCAACGCGCCCTTCGGTTACGTCTACGCGGGTCTGATCGTGGAAGCCACGACGATCAACACGGAGCTCGGCGTCGCAGTTCCGACGGCCGCCCAGTACGAATGGTTCCCCGGCGCCCCGGAAGCCTTCTCGGTTACGGGCACGCAGAAAGAAGCGGGCGTGGCGTCGGCGACGCTGAAAGTGGAAGGCGAAGCAAACGCCAAATGTCCGCTGGTCTTCCTGACCTAATGAACCACGCACGCGCAGAGATGTTCCGCGACGCTCGCACAAAGGCCGGGCGTCGCGGAGACCGCAACATGGTCCGGGCGATGGACGTCGAGCTATCCAGGATGGGCGCGCTCGAGACCCCAGAGGGGCCTGACACGCTGGAGCGCGCCGTACCGGAGTCGCCCAAGCGCGGCCGTAAGCCCAAGCCCCGCTGTGAGCACGGACAGATCGCGGAACGCTGCGTTGAGTGCAACCCTGAGCTGGCCGTGTGATGGATCTTCCCACGGGAGGACTCAGCATTCATCCGCTGCCTGAGGGCACTTCAGAGATTGGCGGAGCCCGGGTTAAGGTGCTGAAAGCGACATCGTCTGAGGCGCTGTCTGAGCTGATCGTGACCAAGGCGTGCGAGGTCCACGCCGATCAGGCCTACGTGACGGCCTTTCGTCAATACAGGCAACCTAATCCCCTCTACGGCGAGTTCTATTGCTATGCCGCCTTCTGCCGGAGGCCAGACTGATGCCGGGCAGCTTCACGATCACCGGTCTCTCAGCTACGGAGCCGGCCGGGGAACGACAGTTCGGACCACTCTCGATCCAAGGCTCAGCGGTCATCGGCGAGACGATTGAGGCTCCGCTGAAATCCGGCGACAACACGTTCTCTGTGCCTGAACAGGCAACGGCCTGTCTGATCATCCCTCCGCTGAACGGGTCGGCGGAACTAAAGCTTCGCACGAGCAAAAATCTGCTCGACGAAGGCGTGCCACTCTCGCAGGCCAACCCGACCGTCTACTCCTTCCCGGCCGCTCCGCTCACGTCGCTGGTGATCCATGCCAGCGTCGTGACGAGCGGTCCAATCACCATCGCGTTCATCTGATCGCCTAAGGAGTCTGTCTATGAGCCTCGGTGCTGGAATAGTGATCCAGGAACGAACCTTCAAGGCGTCGCTTAAGGGCGAAGCCTTTACGCTTCCGGCCAAACTGTTCGTCGCCATCGCCGAAGGCGAACCGACGCACGCCACTACAGGCACGGAACTCGAAGGTCTTGAGGTGCAGTACACGACGTACGCTCGTGCGGAAGTGCCCTTGGCTGAATGGGAATTCACGCCCGGCACAGGCACCGTCAAAGCCAAAGCCGTCAACAAAGCGGCGGTCAAATTTGCCACTCCTTCGGCGGTAGGCGCCCGAAAAGTCGCCAAGTTCTTCGCAATCTGCGACGCTGTCACAGCAGGGAATCAGTTCTACACGGGCAAACTCGAAACCGAACAGACGATCAACGTCGGCGGAACGGTCGAAGTCGCCGCGAAAGCCCTAGAAGTGACCTGGGAATAGCCGATGACCCTGCTGATGGGGGTCGAAAGCGGGCCGAGCAAAGCGGAAACGGTAGTCAAGGAAAAGGCTGCAGCCTGTCGTCTGGAATGTCTCGCGACAGGGGTACTGCAGGAAATCCACATCACCGGCAGTGCCGTGGAATGGACAGGCGTCACCGGAGCCTGGGTCGGTATTTTCGCCGACAGCGCGGGTGTTCCAGGTGCCGTTCTGGGGCAGGTCAAATTCACCGGGCAGCCGCCCACCGGGACGCCTTTCGCGGTATCGGGACTGTCCGTCCCCGTGACGAAAGCGAGCTTCTATCACCTTGGGTTCGTAACACTGGGGGGAACAGCGCAGTTCTTGACCACCACGGCTGGTTCGTCGACTGTTCGAAAGAGCACGAGCAGCACGCTGAAAGAACTCGCAGAAACGGCCTGGAACGCACCAAGCGGCAATGGCCCCATGCTGATCTGGGGAACTGGTGTTGAAGGAATACCGACGGTGCTCGCTGGCGCAGCGCACATGACGATGAGCGCGGCTGCCGTTGCCAGATCGGCGACGATCGTCGCGGGGGCGAGCTCATCTGTGTCAACGAGCGGCGGGGCACTCATGGCCGGAGCGAGGCCGCAAGGCCGGAGCGCGATGCACATGGATGCATCGAGTGCTTTTCGAGCTGCAGCAATGGCGCGAGGCGGGACATCGATGCGCATGCGGGCCAGCGCTGCGCTACGAGCGCTACGAGCGCCGATCTACTCACGTGGGGTCACAAAGCCCAGGCCTGCGCACCGCATACTCGCTCTGACTCCTGCGAAAGGGCTCTACCCGCACAAAGGCCTCTATCCGAAGGGTGATGTGACCATTGAGCCCGATTAACCCCTTCGGCTGGAACGAAAACGCACCGCCTGATATCGATGCAGCCAACCTCGAGCTAGACCGCCAGGAGATCGCCGCCTACGGCGAAGAACAGGCGGTCCTGAAGTCCGAACCCGGGCGCTTTCAGGAGATCATCGGCGCCGCTCCGCTGACGAGTCGAGGGGTGTTCACGCCGGTCAGAACGCCCATCCTCCCGACTGCTGTCACGCTGCTGCCGAAACCAGAAAACTCGAACCTCGCAACGGGCCTGAACTGGAAACTGGAAAACCACTTCGCGTCTGGTTCCTCGCTGGCCGATTCGAGCGACTGGGGGCTCAACGCAGCGACCTGCATCAAGCTCGAAACCGAAGGCGGCGGTCTGCTGGCAAGCGTTCAGCGCACGCGCGAAACGGAAGTCAATCTCAAAGGCAAGCACCTTCGGCTCTGGCTCAAGCTGGACCCCAACTGCGTTGGCACGTTGAAGGAACTCAGCTTCCGGGTCGGCGGCGGTGCGGCAGCGTTCGAAAACGTCTTCAAATCGCAGATCTGGGTCAATCCCGCCAGTTCTACGCAGGCGCGCCTGGAAGAAGAACTAGGCCAGATCGCCTGCTGCGGTGAATGGTTCCCGTGGACCGTGAACCCCTGTGGTCTGCCGGGCAGGGAAGGCACGCCGAACTGGGAATCGATCCGCGACTTCCAGCTGCGCGTAGAAGACAACGGCACGGGTCCGTCGACGGTGCGCTTCGGGGGCATCGAGACCGTCGAAAACGACATGCGCTTCCCCAACGGGGTCGTCTCCTTCACGATGGACGACGACTACCTCTCCCAGCGCACGATCCAGGCCGCGATCCTCGCCAAATACGGCTACAAGGCCAGCGTCTACATCACAGGCGACTCGATCGGCGAATCGGGCCACCTGACCCGCGAAGAAGTCGAACGCCTCGTGCAGGTCTACGGCTGGGACCTCCATGTCCACTGCATGCTCAAAGCGAACAACTCGACCGAACCGAGCATCGGGATGACCGGCCTGACGACTCAGCAGCTGATCGAAGACTGGGACCGGATCAAGGGCCTCGTCCACGAAATGGGCGGCAATCCGAACCACATCGCGATCCCCTCAGGCAAGGTTTCGGCGTCACTTCTAGCCCTAGCGCGACAGAAGTTCTCCGTGATGCGCCGCACGACTCCCTATGGCGCGGAGACCGTTCCCCCAGCCGACCCCTATCGAATCCGCAAGGTGGGGATGGTGGTCTCAAGCGCAGCTGGTCCTGACACAACTCCCGGCACGATGGAGTGGATCGTCAAGCAGGCATCGGAAACCGGCGGCTGGGTCAATTTCCTCTTCCACGACGTAGCGCCGGTAGCTAAAGAACCGAACACCATCGAAGAAAAAAAGTTCAAAGAAGTCATCGAATACATCAACGCCAAAGGCGTGCCGGTGCGCAAGGTCTCGGAAGTTCTGGGGGTCTGAATGCCGGCCGACTGGATCATCTCTCAGGGCGACACCGAGCCGTTGTTCTTCGATGAACTGAGTTACGAAACCGGTGCGAAGGTCGACCTGACCGGCGCTGCGGTCGAGTTTGTTATGCGAGCCCTGACGGCCAATCAGCCCGTAGCGTTGACCGGGACCGTCAGCGTCGTGTCGACCACGGAAGGCAAGGTGGCATTTTCGCCCAGCACGACGGACTCGGCGACGGTGGGCAACTATATGGCCCAGTGGGTAGTGACATTCTCCGGCGGGGAAAGGATGACCTTCCCAACCGAAGGCTACCTATGGGTACAGGTGCAAGCGAATCTGACCAGCGAAGGGGGCGCTCAGCTTGTGGGCCTGCCCGAGCTCAAGGATTACCTGAACATCCCGGCTGACAACCGCACGCACGACACGAAGCTGATCGGCTATATCGAAACGGTCGCAGCCTTGATCGAATCGGCCATCGGTCCTGTGCTACCCCGCAAGTTCGACGAACTCTACGACGGCGGCAACAACATCATCACCCTGCTGCATACCCCAAGCGCGGGATACGGCACAAGCCCCTTCATCGACATCCTCGGCGTCGACGAGTTCAGAGGTCCGATCGACTACTCACTGAATGCCGTTCAGAACCCCGTCTTCGGCTCGATCTACTCCTACGAACTGAATCCGCAGTTGGGGGAGATCACTCGCAGGACTGCAGGTGGCGGGGTGGTCGGGTTCTTCCCTGGTCGGAACACCGTTCATGTGGTCTACGAATGCGGTCAACGCGTCGTGCCGCACAACGTGGCGATGGCGGCTAAGGAGACAATCCGCGAGGCCTACCAGACCACACAGGCAGTAGGGCGAGGGTCACTGAGTGTGGCCGATGAGCAGGAAACGCAGATGTCACTGGCCCAGGCCTTCACGGTTCATGGAAGCCGTCTGCTACAGCCGCAGCGCCGGCACCCGTCCCTGGCGTAAGTCATGCAGCTGCTCATCTCAGGAGAAGGCAAGAAGGCCCAGAACCGCATCAAGAAACTTGAGAAGCAGATCGGCGGCTCGACAAAGTTGATGGCCGAGGTCGGCGCACTGATAATCGCCCGCAACAAGGCTACGTTCGGCAAAGGCGTTCAACTCCAGCCTGAGACCGTGGAATACAAGGAGAAGTACGGCCAGTCCACGGAGCCGCTGGTCGAAACGGGCCGAACGAAGGACGAACTGACCACCGAGCGCGGCATCAAACGACTGCGCCCCGACGAACTCGTCTTCGGCTCCGATTCGAAGGTCGAAAGGGGCGGCGACGAGATCCCGCTCTCGAAGGCATACCTGCTCCAGCACGGTTCCAAGCACCAGAAGCCACGCAGGGTTCTGAAGGTCACGCCCGTAACTCGGCGCAAGATCGGCGAGACGATTCTGAAAGGCGTGACCAAGGACTGAGGAGGCCCCATGCCGGAAAGTCTCTTCGGCCCGATCATCGCCACGCAGAACGTCGAGAACGCGGTGATTGCGACCTACCGCGTCTGGATCAACGAATACTTGGCGGAGGTCGAGCGCCAGTCGGGCCTCAGACGGAAGACACTTCCTCGCCCGCCCGCGCCAGAGTCGATTCACGGAGGAGTTGACTTCGAGAGTTGGTTCCAAGACACCACGCCGCAGGTAATGGTCGTGGTAGAGCCAAACGACGCGCTGGAGTACGGCGAGTCCTCCGGCTACGTCCAGGGCTATGACGTGCGCGTCGGGTGCCTATGGGTCGGCTCGGGCTCTGAACTCGCGCAGCGCCCGGAGGATGAAGCTAGAGCGGTCGTCTCCTACTACGGAGCGGCACTGATGCTCCTGGTGCAGACCGGACCGCTTTCCACCCTTGCTGAGTCGCTGCCGTTCGAGCGCTTGAGGATGACCCAAGCCCCGCAGACCTCACTGCCAGATCCCGACCGCCGGCAGATCGCGCAGTCAGTCGTGACCTTCGAGCTGTGGGTGGCGGAAGTCATCAAGGAGTCGGCAGGCCCCGTTCAGCCGAACCCCAAGGAATCCCCGCAGTACGGCGGAGAACCAGAAGCGCCGTACGGAGAAGAGCCCGTTGTCTCCAAGGAGACGATCGAGATCACCGCAGTGCCGCTTGAAGACCAACCCTAGGAGAACCTATGTCGCCATTGGGCGTAAACGTCACTAGTTCGGAGACGCCACAAAGTGCGGGGGTCTCTACCACAACAGGGCAGATGTTCCTCGTTGCACCCGCCATCTACGGTCCCGAAACTCCCACGCTGGTCCGGAGCCTGAACGAAGCGGTAACGCTCTACGGACCGCGTGAAGGCGAATCGGTGAAGATCTACGACTACCTCAATGCGTTCTTCGCGCTGGGTGGATCGCGTGCCTACGTCAACCGCGTGGCCGGAGAAGGCTCAGCCGCAGCAGCGCTGCTTGAACTGGAAGCGGGCGCGACCGCGAAAACGCTCGTCGTCACGGCGAAGTACAAGGGCACATACGGCAACGGCTTGAAAGTCGAAGTCGTCGAAAACGAAGCGAAAACGAAAACAAAGCTCATCATCCAGAACCCGGCCGGCGAAGTGCTCGAATCCTCCGGCGAATACGCCGAAGCAAAAGAACTAGCGGCGTGGGGCGAAGAAGCCGCGCACCAGACTTACGTGCTCGTCACCCAAGGATCTGGCTACTCGACCGGGAAAACGGGCCTCGTCAAAAAAATCGCCGCAACGAAACTCGCGTCAGGTGTGAACCCGACGGTCGGCGAAAAAACGTTCATCAAATCGATCGAAGGCTTCGCCAAGGGACTCGGCCCGGGACAGCTCTGTGCAGCTACCACGGTGCTCGCCTCATCCAGCCCCGAAGAAAAAGTTCATACGGCGATGGGCGAACACGCGAGCAAAAACAACCGCTTCGCCCTGCTCGACCTCAAACGCGCCGAAGAAGCAGGTTCGACGGTCGCTCAGCTCAAAACGGAACTCGGCACGCCGGCAGTCGGCATCGCGGGCTACATGGCGACGTTCTCAAGCGCTGTCACTGCGGCTGGTCTGACACTCGGCACCACGCGGACGATCCCGGCTTCGCCGATTGTGGCAGGGCTCTGCGCTCAGGTCTCCAACACTCCGCAGATCAACCAGGCACCGGCAGGACGTAGGTGGTCGCTGGCTCCGTTCGTGACGGGCCTGACCAACACCTACTCTGAAGAAAACATGGCGACGCTGGCCGAAGGCGGAATCAACCCCGTAGCGGAACGGCAGGGGATCTTCTGCCTCTTCGATTTCGTCACCGCCCTGTTGAGGACAAAAGATGCGATCTTCTGCCAGGCCTCGGCCTCGCGGGAGCGGATGCTGCTCGTCGCCTCCTCTGAACAGATCGGTGAACGCTATCTGTTCGCCACGCTCGACGGGCGGCATCAGAAGCGCGCCAAGTTCCAGGGTGAGCTGCAGGGCCTCATCAAACAGGAGTGGGAAGCGGGATCGCTCTACGGCGAAGAAGCGCCAGAAGCGGGGATCGTCGAAGTCGGCGAACCGATCAACACGCTCGCCACTGAACAGAACGGCGAACTCAACGCCGAGCTGATCGTGCGGCTCAGTCCCTTCGCTGAATACGTGAAGATCGCGATTGTGTTCACGCCCATCACAGAAAACGTCTGAGGAGAACCAATGGCCACCTTTTATCGCTCAGACCAAGCATCGATTGGCGTGACAATCGCTGGGATCACCATCGACAACGAATCCTGGGACATGCTCGAAGACGGAGACAACGAAGTCGACACGCTCAAAGTCTTCCCGGGCGGCATGGCCGATGGCGTAGACCTCGGGGGTATTCCAAAACCTGGAGATCTAACGGTCGGTCGGCTTTGGTCGAGTGTCCTGATCCCGAAGTACAAGGAAGTCTACAACTCCGCCGGACAGGTGGCCGTGACAGTCACCTACTCCGTGCTGGAACGCAACAAGACAACGATGGGCGTTGTCTTCACCCAAAACGGTGTGCTTGGCACGGTCAAAAAGACGAACTACAAAGCGGGCACCGCAGAAGAGGCGTTCGTGACTATCAAAGTTGGACTTAACGCCCAGATCAACTGAGGAGGCAGTACATGGAGGCGTCAGTTTCTGACGTGAGGGGGAGTTCCCTACAGCAGCGTGTCCAGGCAGCGCGTAAGCAGCGCCACAAGCAATCAGTGGTGTATGTGCCTCTGCCGGGCTACGAAGGAATGCTGATCGGTCGCTACAAGACGACCGACTGGCAGACCCGCGTTGACATCAACATGGCGCTCGAAGGACAGGAAGGGCGCAAGTCCGAGCTGATGTGGAGGCTCGCCAGCGACCACCTGATTGCCGCCTGTGAGGGTATGGAAGCCAAGGACGGCGAGGAGTCCCTTGACCTCGGCCTGACTTACGGCATCGAGCTCGGCAACTGGCTCGGCCTCGATATGACTGACATCGCCACCCCGCAAGAGGCGATCTCGCTGATCATCGAGGACGGCGAGGAGTTGATCGAGCACTTCGGTGCCGTGCGCCAGGCTCAGGCCGGCGAGAGCACGAAGATCGACGAAAGCCTCGCGGGGGAATCGCAAGCGGCCAGTTGAGCACCGAAACGGTGGCACTGGCCGCTTTTTGCGTTGAACTAGGCATGACTACTCAAGCTGATCGCCTGTTTGAAGATTCAGACCCGACGTATCGCATCTGGGTGGCGGGTCTAACTAGACGAGTGCAGGAGGCTCATCGCGCAGGGGGGCGTTGATTCATCCGCTGCTCGGCCGTCGTGGCCCATCGGCAGTTGCCGGGCTCATAGTTCCCGTTTACATCAATCCTGTCGAGCGTCGTGCCAGGAGAGCGCGTGCCCATGTCAGCGAGGAACTCCTCGAAGCTGTTACGCCAGCGGTCGCAGACCTTGATGCCACGGCCGCCGTAGTTGTGAAACCCCTTGTAAGTCTGTTGGTAACAACGTGCCCGCATGTTTAGCCAGCTACTCATCGTAGGGGTGGGTCGCCCGGGCGCACTCCACCGATCAGGCTTGCGCTCTGGGCGCGGTGTCCCCAGTTCCCGTTTGAGACAGCCGCAGCTCTTCGTGTTGCCAGTTTTCAAGTGATTCGCTTCCACGGACTTGACGGTCCCACAATCGCAGCGACATTGCACTATCCGGCCCCCGTGCGCAGCACGACGGTCCGGGAAATCGATGATCGTCATGCGACCAAACCGCTGCCCGATAGTGAGGGGTGAGTGAGGCACGGGCGTAGCTTATCGCGATCTAGCTGATGGGGATTGATGCGCAGGAAAGGTGAGCGATGTCTACGACAGAGGAGGCAATCCGCGTCAAGCTGCTCGACGCGAAGAAGGCTGAAACCGAACTCCGCAAAGTTCGGAAGGAGCTTGAAGACACGACGGGGACGACCAGCGGTCACACGAAGGCCTCCGAGCACCAGTCCAAAGCCGTCGACAAAGTCCATCACTCCTTCAGCAAGTTCCGGACGGCATTCAACTACGGCGGCGGCTTGCTCGGCCTTGGCGCGGTTGGCTACGGGCTCAAGGATCTGGTGCAGGGCGGTATCCGCGCCAATGAACAGCAAGAGCTTCTACAGGCAGCCCTACGTGCTACGGGACGCACGGGTGAACAGCATCTGGGGAAGGTCAACAGGGCGATCGAGGAGTCGGGCGCTCACGGCGGCTTCGGGGTCGTAGAAGAGACCCAGGGCGTCGCTCAGCTCGTCCGCGTCACGGGCAGCTATGAAAAGGCGCTGAAGCTCAACAACTCAGCGGTACAGCTCGCCCGGGGCACGCACCTCGACTACGCGACCTCGCTGAAAATGGTCGCCCAGATCCAGACGGGCAACACCGGCCGGCTGCAGAAGTACCTCGGGATCATCCAGCCTGTCACGAGTCACGTCGATGCCCTGAAGAAGTCGACCAAAGCCGGAAACGAAGCGGTCAAAGAACAGATCCAGCTCTACAAGCTGGCCCACCCGGGCGTGACGATCCTCGGATCGGCGATGAAAGAAGTCAACAAGCAGGCCCTCGAACACGCGAAACTGCTCGACAAAGAAGCGACCGCTCAGAAGGCCCAGGAAGCGATTGCCAAGAAGTACGGCACAACGGTCACGACGTACAACAAAACGGCTGCCGGGGCGATCTCCAACGCCAACAACGCCTTCAAAGCCGCTACCGAGGAACTGGGCCAGAAACTCCTCCCGGCTGTGACCGATGTAGCCAAAGGCTTTGGTTCGCTCGTGACCGAAATCGCTCACGGCGAAGGGATCTGGAAAACCGTCGGGCACGATCTGAGCGATGTCGCCGAAGACGCCAAGGATGTCTGGCAGTTCTTCGAAAAAAACAAGTGGGCGCTGAAAGGCCTTGAGACGGTTCTAGTCGCAGGCGGAACTCTCGCTGCCTTCGAGAAGCTGTCGAAAATCAGCCAGACCTTCCGTGGGCTCTCCATCGTGAAAGCGTTCGCTGGTCTCGGGCCGACGCTCGCGGCGGAGGATGGTGCGGTAACGCTCGCCGGCACGACGATGGGTGGACTCTGGGCCGGAGCATTTACCGTGGCGGCAGGAGCGGAGATTGGTCTCTGGCTGAGCAAAGAGCTTCCCAACGGTCTCTTCGGCAGCCCAGAACCGAGCAGCAAACATGCCGAGGGCACGCTAGCCGGTCAAGGGAAGGGCACGTACCTACGTAGGAACAGCGACGGCACTTACGAGGTCGCGCCTAAGCATGGCTTTGAACACACCCGCGCTGGTGGAAAAGCGGCGAGTGGCCCGCTCACACCAGCGGAAGCCGCGACTGTCTCACGGTTTCTCGAACATCCACATAGCGAGTCCGGTCTGACGAGTCGGGAGATTGCCCTCATCGAAAAGGCGTTCGAAAGGGCAGGGAAGCAGCCAGTGAACCTCTACCTCGACGGAAAACTGCTTGCTCACACCGTTGGTGATCACGCGATTAGGCAGGAACCCATCGCGCGCAAGTTCGCAGAAGCGACGACTAAGCATGTCCAGAGCAAGAACGCTCGCGGCAGCGGCGGACGATGAGCAAGCCACCGACAGTCATCCGCTCATGGGCGCAGGGATCTCCCGCCGAACGCGCGTTTCGCAAGCAGAATCAAGCCAAAGCTGCAGCCGCAATCAGGGAAGCGCCCCTTCCACCACGCATCGCCACGACGTCCCAGGAAGTCGGCTTCACAGGAATAAAAGGCGCAACGGTCAAGCGCTTCTCGGCACTCGCCGGAGAAGGCAACGCCACGATCACGGGCGGCTGGGCCAAGATTGCCGAAGTGCCTCGCTTCCAGCGAGTAGCGATCACAGTGCCGGAAGGCTACCCGCCGCTACAGATCACGATCCCGATTCTCTTCGATGCGGTCGTCAAGACCAAAAACCGCGAATCGGTCGAGGCGGAAATCCTGATCCTCGAATGGATGGCCGGACGTCCTGCGACGAGTGCGGAAATCAAAGGTGAACCGCCGCTGGTCGAAGTTTATTCGGTGAATGCGAACGGGGCACAGACCAACCTCGTGCCGAAGCCCTTGCAAACCGTGCCGGGGCGCAATCAGTCCTGGTACATCACGAACCTTGCCTTCGGCGAGAGCGTGCCGAACGAACTCATCCGCAGCTCCGGTGGGGATCGCATCCGACAAGCGGTGACAGTGACTCTCACCGAAGTCGTCAGCGCTCCGAGCCTCATCCAGCGCCGCCGCGAAGAACGCGAAGCGGTCAAGGGCAAGTTCCAGACCTTCCGCACCACGCAGGCGATCGACTCAATCAAGAAGGTCGCCAGTGCGGGCTATGGCAAACCGGGGATCTGGAAAGCGATATTGGCTGCCAACCGCAAGCTCGGCAGCAATCCGGAACGAGAACTCAAACCGGGCACGAAGGTCAAGGTGCCCGAGGACGCGCTACTTCAGGTGGCTAAATGAGCGAAGCTCTGGGTCAAGTCGCCAACGCGCAGGCGCTGTCGAAGTTCCTCGCCAAGAAGATCTCCGAAGGGTCGGCGAAGGGAACGGTCTCCGAAGAAGAACTGGCAAGCCGGATCAGCGAGATCGAACTCCAAACGCAGATCTCGGGCGCGAGCTTCATCAAAGTCCAGATCATCGATCCAGAATGGACGCTACAGACCTCCGGCTTCGTCGATGTGAACGACGAAGGGTTCCTGAACGATGTCGAGGTCGAATTCCCTGAAGGAAGTGGCTGGCTCTGGACGTTCTGCGCGGTAGAAGGATCGACTGAAGTCGGTAGCCCCAACTTCACGATGACCTTCGAGGACAAGATCATCGCTGACCTACGGCAGTACTGGGGTCCAAAGCAGGTTCCACCAAAGACTCAGACGCGCGCTCAGTTCATCCGCGCGCTCATCAACGAAGTCGGTCAGCACGGTGAACCGAAGATCAAGTTCGTCTGTCCCTCCCTGAACGTCAAGCAGCCCGTCGAAAAGAAGCAAGAAAACGGCGTCGTTCAGTCCAAAACGGCGGCTCACGAACAGCAGGAAGAAGAAAAGCAGAACAAGACTCGCGGCGTGGGCGCGGGTGCGGCGATCACGATCAAGGGCGCAAAGCCGAGCGCGACGCAACTGGCCCTGATCAACGAAGTGATGGGTATCGCCAATGGCCTGAACGCCGGCCCCCTTGCCACCGAAGCACTGATCGAGGCTTGCATCGCCGAGAACGATTTCACGAACAACCCGGGTGGTGGAGGCGGCTCGAGCGGCCTACTGCAACTGATCCCCTCAACGGCAGCGAGCTTGGGGATAAGCCAGCTCGATGTGAAGGGCTGCGTTGAAGCTTTCCTACAGAAGGGCTTCGGTGGCAACGGCGGAGCAATCGCCTACGCCAAAGCGCACCCGGGTGCACCGGCCTACGAAGTGGCCCAAGCTGTACAGGCCTCAGGTGCCGGCGAAGCCTCAAAAGGAGCCTCCAACTACGGCGTTACAGCCGCTGAGGCCAAAGCCATCATCCAAGCGGCCGGAGGGGTCACACTCGGCAATGTCGGGGCGAGCAGTGCTGGTGGGGGCGAATCGGACGTCGGCCAGCTACAGCGCGGGACAGAAGACAACCCCGACGAGGACTCCTACGAATGCATCACCCGCCTTGCGCAGCAGGTCAACTGGTTCGCATTCACCAACGGGCAGAACTTCTTCTATGAGGACGGCAAAGACCTAGCGCGCCAGAAGCCGACGCTGTATCTGGACATTCCGCGCAACCACATCATCGATGGACACACTGGTAAGAGCGAATACGGAGCACTTCTATCGCCCTCGACCTACACCTTCGACAACACCAGCTTCGAATACCGCAAGACGCACAAGCTGAAAACTAAAGTCCTTCGTCGCTCTAAGGCGATCAAGCCTTCGACGCCGTCGGAGGTGCGACTCAGCATCGTCTGTGACATCGATACCTACCGTGCAGGCGATGTCGTTGTGATTCAGAACTCCGGTCCACCAAACGGCCGCTGGATCGTCTCCGACGTTACGCGCAACTGCCTCAAAGACACGTTCTCGACGTTGATCCTCGAGCCGCCCGTCGAACCGCTCCCTGAGCCGAAAGCAACCAACAGCGGAACGGTCTCGGCCGGCGAAGCATCGGGTAGCGCCAACGCTGTCGTCGCGGCTGCAAAGAAAGCGTTGGCGGAAAAGTCCAAGTATCGCTACGTCTACGGTGGCGGACGTGGCGCTGGTGCCTCACTCTTCGAGGCTCCTCCTCGGGAAATGGACTGCTCGTCCTTTACCGAGCTCTGCTTCAAAGAGGCCGGTGCACCCGATCCCTCCGGAGTCAACTACAGCCCCATAGGAACGACCGAAACGCTCATTGCTGGATGCACGAAGGTCTCTACGCCCGCGCCGGGTGATCTCTGCTTCTTCGGCGAAGGGTCGGGCTCAGCGATCAGGACCACTCACGTCACGATCTACGTTGGCGGAGGAAAGGCGATCTCAATGGGCCAAGAAGGCGATCCGGAGGAAGGCCCGGCGCAGACGACTGGACCGGCCGGATTCCTCGGCTACTACAGGCCGAACTGATGGCAGGCAACGCCGTAACAGAGGTATTCCAGAGCAGGGGCAACCCCGTAGAACAGAGGCCCGTGCTGCGTGGGTATGTCTCAACGCTTCAGCCAGCCCCCACGGACTTTCCTGTGCCGGGCTCTGAGGAAAACCTGCTCTGGGTGATCACTCCCGAATACTCGACGGAGCGTCCGCTCGGCCCGTGCCAATGGAGTGCCGACCACGGAGCTTCATTGCCGGCGCCAGGCGCAGCCGTGGTCGTGGCCTTCGACGCTCAGGGCATCCCTACGGTGGTCTGGTGGGAAGGCTCGCAAACCGAACCCGCGCCGTCTGCGGAAAGCATCACCGAAGCGATGCTCGCCAAAGCGGTTCAGGAAAAGCTCAATGCGAGTGCTTGGAAAACCTTCACGCTCGGAACTAAGGTGGAAGCTGGTGGGCTACAGAGCCCCCGCTATCGCATAGAGGCCGGGGGCTCAGTCGTTCGCCTGCGCGGCTCGTTGATCGTCAAGTCGGCTCAGACGATAAAAGCGTCGGAAACTCTGTTCACGCTTCCCGAAGGCGCTCGGCCGCCGGGTCGCGTAATTACTCTTGCCGCCGCCGAAGGCAACCTAGGCATCACGGCCATCTGGCTAGAAGTGTCATCGGTAACTGGCGTCGCCATCCTAGCCGCCTATCTGACGGGTACCGAAACGGGAGCCGGGAAAGCGGCGGCGATTCTCGACGGGGTTACATTCAACTTGACCTAAAGGTGGAGTATGAGCGAACAGCCGGTGCATTTCACGGGCGAATTCACGCTCACGCCCAACGGCGCTTTGACCGTAGAGCAGGATTCACCGGAAGACGTGGCCTCGTGCATCTTCCGCACTGCTGTCTGCGCCGAAGGCTTCCGGGAGGATCTGCCGGCCTTTGGAGTACCGGAACTGGCGTTTCAGACGATCCCGCTCGACTTGCCTTCCTACGAAGCCGCGCTGGAGTTCTGGGAGCCGAGAGCCACGCTGGAAACAGCAGAAGAAGCCGAAGCACTCAACCAGGCGCATAGACGCGTGAGGGTGGAAGTGGGCGCTGAATGACGAGCTTTGTCAACGTCGAAATCACCGCGAACGAACAGGAACTCGCCGAAGTAGCCAAGGCGAAGCTGATCGAACTCGTCGAAGCCAGCGGAGTGGTTGGCTACGAACTGGCCGAAGCCGACCTCGAGACGATCCTGATCGATGTCCTGGCGAGCATGGCGCTTACAGCGGCGCAGATCGCGGCCGTCGTCCCAGCAGCGATCTTCCGTCAGTTCGGCACGCAGCTGCTCAAACTGCCCTTCAACGAAGGCGCAGCAGCTACCGGGACGACCAAATGGACGATCGTCCCCGAAGCAGCGGTGCGCCACATCTCCGCCGGCACCACGATCGAAGCAGGCGGCCTGGGCTACGAAGTCGAAGTGGAAACCGAAGTCCCCGCAAGCGCATCGTCAGTGTCATTGCAGGTCATCGGCGTGGAAAAGGGGACCGAATACAACGGTGTCTCTGGCGTAGCGCAGCAGACCAACCCGCTCAACTACGTCACCGAAGTCCAGATCGTGGGCGAAACCTCGGGCGGCGCGGGCGAAGAATCAGATGAAGAATACCTGAGCCGTTTGGCAGCCACGCTGACACTCCAGGCTCCGCGTCCGATCACCGCAGAAAACTACGCCACGTTCGTCCTGGACGTGCCGAGGTCGGTCCTTCCGTCTGGGGTCGTCGTAGGCAGAGCCACCGCGATCGACGGGTACAACGGTGCGACGAACGAACCGGAAGCGAAAGTGACGAACGGCTCGGTGACGATGACCGAAGTCACGTCATTCACGGGCATCACGGCCGGGACCGAAATCGTCGGCTCAGGCGTACCAGTCGGCGCGACTGTCGTCTCATTCAACAGCGGCGCCAAAGAAATCACGATGAGCGCGAAAGCTACGAGCTCGCCCGCCAAAACGAAATACAAAATGGTCGGCAGCTATGAAAACCAGCGCTACGTGACTACGTTCGTCATCGACAAGAGCGGCAAAGCGCTCAGCAGCACGGCGATGAAAGACATCGAAGAATGGCTCAAAGGCTTCCGGGAGATCAACTTCAAAACGCCTGTGGCCGCTCCGACCGAAAACGAAGTCTTCGTCAAAGCCAAGATCCACATCCTTCCCGAATACACATCAGCTACGGTCAAAGCGAATGTCGAATCGGCGGTCAAAGAATTCCTGAACCCCGCCAAATGGGGCAACCCCACGGCAGCCACGACAGGGTCTAACCAGTGGCTCAACTACGTAAACGGCGTAAGGCTCTACGGGATCGTCCGCTACAACCAAGTGCTCGGCGTGATCGAGAACACCCCCGGAGTGGCCTATGTCTTCGCTGGTTCAGCCGGCCTGGCAATCGGCCTCACGTTCCCGGCCACTGAAACCAATGACATAGCGATGGTCGGACCGGCACCACTGCCATCTGTTGGCGGCATCACAGTGAACGTGGAATAGGAGAGCCCGATGGCGTGGATCAAACTGTCCTGGGTCGAAAAGGTCACTCGCGCGACCGAACCGACGATGAACAACATCGAACTCGGCATCGAAGAAGCGAAAACAGCAGCCGCCGCCGCCCAAAGTTCCGGCACAGAAGCACTGGGCAAAGTAGTCATCGAACGCGGTGAAGTAACGCTCTCGGGCACACCCGGCAAAGCCGAAGTCACAGCGGCTAAAGCCACGGCGAGCAGCATCATCATCGTCAGCCCCCTGAGCGGTACGGCGATAGCCGTAGGCGTAACAGAACGCAAAGCGGGCTCGTTCAAGATCGAAGCCACTGGAGTGAGCACCGACAAAGTCGCCTGGGCGATCGTCGGATGACGAGCATCCCGGAGACGATCCCGTTCACCATCGGCGTCTCGCCACCGTCGCTCCTCGGCCAGCGCTACGTCTCCAAGCTGACGCCCTGGCTCACGCCGGATCTCGAGCTGTACGCCGAAGCGGTCGGCGAGGCCTTTCAGCAGGTGCTCGAACTGGCCGAAGAAGAAGGCGAGCCGGGAACGCCTGGGTGGGTGCCGAGCTGGGGCAAGCTTCTGAATCCGGCGACTTGCCCCGAACAGTACCTGTTCTTCCCCGCGCAGCTCGCAGGCGTGGAACTTCCCAAAGAAGCCTCAGCGGCTGAAAAGCGGGAAATCATCCTCAAGGAGTCGGGCCTTGAACGCGGGACGCTGAAATCGATCGAAGCGGCCTGCGAACGGGTGCTGGGCCCTGGTGTGCCGTTCACGATAGAGGAGCGCACTGAAGCCAACGGGACCGAAGGCGCGTATCACTTCAATGTCGTTATTCCTACGGGCAAAGGCTCGACCGCGCTTAGAGAAGCCGTAGAAAACCAGAAGCCCGGAGGAGTGATGTTTTCGATACTTGAAGTCACCGGCGCTTGGATCAACGTGGCCGGTGGCAAGAAATGGTCCGAAGCGACCCCCGGCGAGAAATTCAGCGAAGCCAAAGAAGGAGCCCCGTGAGCAAAAGCGCCGAGGAGCTGCGCGCACTCTGGCGACTAAGCGAGGAAGGCCGCTCCTACGAGGAGTTCCCCGATGGTGCTACGTGGGCCGATCTAGAGGACGCCAAGCAGCTGTACGAAAGGGAGCACGGCGATGCCGGGCGAAACGACTAACTACAAATTCAAGTACGCCATCGCGGTCGATGAAATCAAAGCCTTCCCGGCCGAAGTCAGCCAACCGGGGGCCGAAAAGGTCGACGCGATCATCAAAGAACGTACCCTAACGATCAAAACCTATGCCGGGGCCGGCACCTTGAAAACCGGCGAACTGGCAATTCAGGAAAAATCGAATGAAACGTTCACGCTGCCGTCGGCGTCAACGGCCAACCAACTCATTGGAGTCTTTGCGGGTGCCTCCGCCACGGGCGTCAAAGTCACGACGAGCGGTGGCGTGAACATTGCCGGTGACTTCTTCGCCGGCCCGACTCTCACGCTGGCGAACAATCAGCATGTGCTGTTGCTCAGTACCGGGGTCGGCTGGATCATCCTCGCCGGGGAACCAAAGCGTGAACAGACGTATGGCACGTTCCTGGCACTTACAGCCGCGAAAGAAGAAGAAGTAAGCGCATCGCGGCCAGCACTCGTAATCATTGGTGCGGAAAAGATTACGAGTGCTGGCGAACTACACGTCGAAGCCCAGGTTGGCGGCCAGACGCCTGGGATTATCAAAGTGGCAAAAGCGGAAGTCGGCGACTTTTATTCGATAGGCGGGTTTCGTGTTCCGGCCGGGCTCAAGTATAAGGCCACTAGTTCCGGCGGCGCATCCGCCCTGTTCCGGCAGATTCTCCTGGAATAGCTCAGTGAAAGGCAAGTGCGATACGACCATTGGGCATGCGTAGACGATAAGGTACGCAAATAGTGGGTACTTCACCTACTAGTTCCCAATCCATCACAGACGAGCCCGAGGTGTGGAGCTCCGGGATGCCCAAGAGATTCCCGAACTCGTGTAGGAACATAGTGCAGAGCGACCAAAACGCCTGGTCGTCAGTGGTCCAATCGGGCCACGCGCGGCGATTGAGGACGATCGCGCATTCGGTAAAACTAGTGGCTGGCGATTCCTTGCTGTTACGCCCTGAGGGCGAGTTCCACGTTGACCAACCTTCAGGTTCTATGCCGCCGAGGGCAGCTTCGAATTCAGGCGTTGGGAGTTCAGATCTGACTTCTACGTGGCCGCCGCAGGGGTATTGGTGCCAGAAGATGCTCGCCCGTTTGACTGCCAACGTGATCGGATTATCGGCCGCGTAAGAAGCATGTGCATCAGGCGGAACGAGCGCGGCGAGCAGAGCAAGAGAGAGGGCTACCTTGAGCGCCCAGACATTAGGTGAGGGCACCGTGAGAGTCAAATGCGCGGAGCGGGATGCACATCCGCGCGGCCCCAGACTCGATCAACGCCACGATCCCATTCTTCCCGTGCAGGCCCGTACTGTGCAGTGAAGCGCGCAAGCGTCGCAGGGTTGGGATTGCCGGTGTAGGTCACAAGCGATCCCATCGCGTTCTTGAGTTCGTTCGCGGAATGCCAGATTTCTGTCTCAGCTTCTTCGAGGTGCGAGTCGCCTTTGCTATCGGCAAACGAGTTGCGCACCTGATCTAGCTGATCGTGCGCTTCTTGAGCCAGCTTTGCTAGTTCGTCGACCGTTTCCGTGGTTTCTTCTTTCTCGACAAGGCCAACGTCGGTGAGCACCGCTTGCACATTGGCCTGGACAAGCTTCGCCGCTTCGCCGTGTTCGTGAACATATTCGGCCGCCGCGCTGCTTGGCCCAGTCGAGTCAGCCGAGCTGCTGCTAGACGAGCTCGAGGAGGCACAGCCGCCAAGCACCAGCGCCATCCCTAGCGCGATGATTGCGTTTCGCATGCCGAGCACCGTACACGATACCAACCCTCCGAACAACTCCAGCGTCCCCCCAGCGGCCCGCTACAGACCGCTGGGGGAACTAACCCACGAGGAGTCCAACCTCCCCAATGAGCTTCCTCAAACGCTACAGAATCAGCCTCAATTCCACCAGCCGGGATTTCCGTGGCTGGCGTTGAGGACCGCGTAGCGCGCCTTGAGCGCGACTACGCACGCCTGGATCAACGCGACGTGAACGCCTCCCAGCAGCTGCAAAGCCTCACGCCCCTGCCGACCCAGATGGTGCGGCTGGAGTCGGGGCTCGAAGCCCTGCGCGACGGGCTGAAGGCGGTCAAGGAGGACATCGACGAGCTGCGCGACGGGATCAGCGACAGGACCAAAGAACAATCAGAAGAGCGACGGTCCTTGAAGCTCGCCCTGATCGGCTTGACCGGCGTCATCGGAGCGGCCTTGATCGGCGGCGTCTTCCTCCTACTGGCTGGGAGCGGTGTCTCGTGACGCACATAGAGCGAAAGCTGGGTCTGACCCTTCTTACCGGCGTCATCGTTGCGATAGCTCTGACGCTGGCGATCAGCGGCACAGTCCTCGGAGTCCTGGCCCTGACCCACGTCACCAAAGACGAGCACAAAACCTGCATCGTGCAGAACCGGGGCCTGAAAGCCCAAGCCCACCTGACGGGGATCATGAGCGACATCGCCACGCTGCTCGAAACTCCGACGAACGCCCCGATCCCGCCGCGCATCCGCCATCCGCTGGAGGACTTGAAAGCCCAGCTCCCCGCCTACACCACCCTGGAGCACAAGCAGCCGAAGGGGAGGCACTGCTGAGGGAAAGGTGAGCCATGAACAAGCTCAGGATCGGGATCGCCATTGCCATCACCGTCGTCTGGGCCGTCGGCTACATCCTGAGCTACGTCAAACCGCACCTCTACCGCCCTCCCGACGCCCTGACGCCACTGCTCGGAGCCGTGGTCGCATACCTGGCCGCCAGAGAGACGCGCGACGTTTGGCGCAACGGAAAGGACAAACGGCAAAATGGCTTCTGAATCGCACTCGATGAGCGTGGCGAAGCTCGCCACCGTCCTGGCCGTTCTAGCGCTCTTGGTCGCAGCTGCGGCGGTCACGGTGACGATCGTGCTCAACCACCGCGAAAACGTCAACGGCCAGCGGATCACCGAAGGCGAGGTTCGTCTCTGTGAACGCTTGAATGTCGTACGCCACCAGAGCAACCTTGGTCACTGGGTGCAGTGGCTCACCTTGGAGCAGAGCGTGACGCGCTCACGAAAGCTCGCCGACGCCGAGCCTAGTTCACGAGCGATCAGGCTCAAGGGTGCTGAGGAATCAGAAGCGCTCGCGGTGAAGCTCACCTGGACGCAATTGACCGACTGCACTCAGGCGGTGGGGAACCCGAAGGGCTATCACGCTCCTGCGCCTCAGCCGTTCAGCTCAGGGGATCGTGTGCAGCCGCCTGATGACTCCGCTCACTGAGACCCGTGTTGCCGTTCGTTCTCCGTCGGCATTCCAAGATCAACCCAAGGTGTCCCGTCGAATGAGAGTGACTGCCCGCGCTCGTTGATTGCGCACTCAGGCGCTCGATGGTGCTCGCCGCACGAGCGACACCACGGGTAGTCGGCTTCGAAATGCCAGCAGTCGACATCTCCGCATAGACATGTCTGTACCTCAACGCTCACAGCTCTGAATCCTACTCCTCAATCAGGAGGACTCCAGCCGCTCTAGACGAGCAAGCAGGGCGCGTCCACGCGGATTCAGCCGGAAGAAGCGCGACCGCTCGATGCGCCGCAGGACCGACGCGAACCGGAACGTACTTGCGACCGCTACGCCGAGCTCTCGGAGAGCCGCTTCGAGATCCCGCAGCTGTCCGGCGAACGTCCGCGCGTAGCGCTCGTCGTCGTTCATCCCGTTGATCCTAACCCCTCACGAGGAGGACTCAATGCCCCGCAACACTCGAGCAGCGTTTGCTGCCTTGATCTTCGCCGCTCTGATTGCGGCCCTATTCGTGACTGGCCGCGGCTCCTCTCCTCCTCCCTCGCCGGGGGGGCAGCCAGTCACGGCCCCCTTCGTCTGCCACACGAAAGTCCCGGCCCAGGCAGGCGAATGCATCGAGCAGGAAGAGAAGGCCAAGGGCTTCGAGCTGATCGCGCCGCTGACCTCGAGCGCTCCGTCGCAGGGAGTGGACATCAGCAACTGGCAGGGCATCCCGGATCTCCGAGCAAGCGGAGTCAAGTTCGTATTGATCCAGACCAACGACGGGACGTTTCACAACCCGTTCCTCAGCGCTCAGGTAGCAGCTGCTCGACGAGCTGGAATCCCCTTCGGCTTCTACACCTTCGTCGAGGCCTTCTCGGGCTCCGAGCAGGCGTCGATCGCCCTGAGTCTCGGGCAGCGCTACGCGCCTCAGCTCGGCTACTGGGCCGACGTCGAGAAGACGGGAGCGTACGAACACGCCTGCGCGTATGTGAGTCGGATCAAACAGGCGGGACTGAAGATCGCGGGCGTCTACTCATCACCCGGTCTCTACTTCGCTGGGCGCTGCGCCGGGTACATCTGGCCGGCGGAGTGGGGCTCGGGGCGTGCCTATCCACTGAACGGCTATCCGTCGAGCGCGATCAAGGTCCGGCAGTGGTGCGGGACTTGCAGCTTGGCCGGTTTCAGCGGTCAGGTCGATCGAGACGAATCGCTCGGGCTGCTCTCGCTCATCACTCCGCCGAAGCCCAAACGGACGCTCGACGAGGCCTATCACCTTCGGCGTGTCCTGCGGGCTGATCTGACACGTCACCACTGCCGCCAACCGCCTTGGCACGTAGCAGTCGGACTGAGCGGCAAGCCCAATGGTCACTACGAGCACAGCTGCCACGTGTGGCTGGCTGAGGGCGCGGCTGTGAACAAAGACATCCGAGCGAAAGGCGGCAAGTGATGAAGTTTGTTCTCTATGTCTACAAGTACGCCAAATACGTTGGCGGCGAACTTGAGTGCCACGCCTATGGCCCGGCCGACGGCGAGCTGTTTGCGGATGAGCAGACTGCGCAGAATGCCGGCGTCGCCGTGGCGCAGAACGACGGTGCCGAGTTCATGGTTCTCCCCGTCGAAGGGCTGCCGACGATCTGATGACTGTCACCCCGACAAACCTCAAGATCACCCCCGGAGTCGAAAAGCTCTCGCTCGCCTGGTCCGCCTCATCGACCGAAGGTCTCGGCGGCTGGGTGATCCACTACAGGCCGAAGGGCGTCACTGCTTGGACGACGGACGAGCTCGCGGCGGAAGCCCGCAGCTTCTCCATCACCGGCTTGCAGGCAGAGAGCTACGAAGTCCAGGTACGCGCTCTCGTTGCCGGTGGGCTCGCTCAGGGCGTCGCTACGCCGGAAGCGAAGCCTGCGCCTCCGGTCGAACCACCGCAGTCGGCCCTCGTCATCGGAGTTGACACCGGAGGATGGGGCGGAAGTCTTCTAGCCGAACTCTCAGCTGCCGGGATCAAGCGAGTGCGCACGAGCGTCCTCTCCGCAGCCCACCACGACGAACTGGCCAAAGCCGGGCTCACTGCAGCAGCGGTGACGGTCGGCGCCTACGGCTCGCTCGCTGGCCGCAATCCGCAGACCTACGCACAGGAATGGGTCGCCGCTGCGAAGGTCTACGCGACGCCTGGCTCAGAGGATGAAACGCGCTGTGAAGTGATCAACGAGCCCGAGCTCTCCTCGGACCCAACCGACTTCGCCGCCTACGTGGCGATCCTCAAGGCGGTCTACGAAGCCCGCAACGCCGCGTTCCCGGGCAAGCGTCCGAAGATCCTCGCGTCCTGGGCGCCGACGTACGGATTCGGCAAGGGCTGGGCTGCGCTTGGAGGTCTGCAGTACGTCGATGAGGTCGTCGTCCACGCCTACGGCGGCAACGCTCATCAGCACAAAGGCCTCGAAGGCGGCCGGGAACTGATCGAACAGGCGTACAACGAATCGAAAAAGCCCGTGGCCGTGACCGAGGTCGGCTGGCCTACCGGACGCAGTGTCGGGATCACGACTCCAACGGGCGACTCCGAACAGTGGACTGAACTGCAGCAGGCCGAAGCGATCAAGCGCTTTGCCGCCTGGTGTCACTCAAAGCCCTACGTGAGCGTGTTCATCTACTTCAACGCTGTCGACTACGGCACGAACGACCTCTACGGGATCGAGCGTGCCGACCGGACGCACAAGCTTGGGTTCAAGGCCCTGGCTGAAGTCGCCGCCTGACGTCCGCGCTCCGTCACCACCCAAACATACCCAGCGATGGACGGCTCACCGCTGAGCAAATCAATCAATAGGAGGAGACGCAAGTGAAGCTCTGGACCCCTGCAAAGATCAAGGCGGATCTCGTATTCGTCGCATCGCTCATCGCCGTGTTTGGCTTCAAGCTGCCGGACTCGATCTCAGTCGCGCTCATCGCCTCGGCCGGGCTCATCGCCGCCGGTCTGAACCTCGGCGACGCATTGCTCGAGAAATACGCTCCGCAGTTCCTCCCAAGCGTGCTCGGCGAGGTCAAGACGCTGGAGTCCGACGTTGAGAAAGGCCTGCCGTTGATCCTCCCGGTGCTTGAGCAGTTGCCTGGCAAGATCGGTGAAGAGGTCAAGCAGGCGATCGAAGCGATCGAAAAGGGACCAGTCGCGCAAGTCACGAAGGCGCCTGAAACGAAAACGGAAACGAACTCATGAGCGCTCGCAACTTCGGTCTCAAGCCCAAGACGCAGGACGGCCGCGACTTCCTCCTGAGCGCTCAGACGCTGCCGCCGGTTCCGAAGAAGGTATTCGGCCACGGCAACACGTTCGCGGGAGACGCGTGGAAGATGCTGGGCAACGGCCCCGATCAGACAGCCCCCGGAGCCGCTGCGCAGGGCTGCGGCGACTGTGTCTGGGCCTCGGCCGATCACGAGACGATGCTCGCTCTGACCGACGCAGGGCAGTCTCCAGCCGACGTT